GGTTTAAAAAAACAGACTCTGCTGTTGCTCCTGTTGCTCCTGGCGCTGTTGCTAATCCTGCTACTGTTGCTAATCCTGCTACTGTTGCTAATCCTGCTACTGTTGCTCCTGCTGCTGCTGCTAATATTAATAATGATTCGTTGAGTGGTGGTGGTAGAAAAAAATCAAGAAAAACACGCCATCGTCGTCATCGCCACCACCGTAAGTAAATCAAATCATAATCATAAACATAAACATAATCATAATTTAAATTTATTTATTACTAATAATAATAAATTTAAATATTACAGACCATTTTTAGTGACGTTTTTTATACATATTCCCCATTAGTTTGAGAGCAACATATACAGACAATGCACCCAAAGAATAAAATAATACTTTCAAAAATACATCATCGGGCATCATTAATTTCATATTTTTACTATCCATACCACTATCACCATCATCGTCCAGGTTATAATAATTTTTATATAACTCTGCATTATTTATATCCTCATTCGTATTGTCGTCAGCCATAGTAAATCCGTCACGGGTACACACGGCGTTAGTTACAGGATTTGTTTTAGTAATAAAATTACAAGGAGATATGGCTTCAATATCGCTTATCGTAATATAATGCGTATCAATGCCTTGTTTATTATTTACATTTATAGTTTTAAGCTTAACAGGTAAACATTTAGGTATCCCTACATCAGTAAATGCTGAAAAAAAGTCGATTTTACCTATCGCCATTACATTTTCGATTGCACCAGGAACAAGACCTTTAAATTCTGAAAATTCATTACCTGTATCTTGTAAAATACCAAGTGTCCCGGTAGGAACATTATCAAAATATAAACTTCTTTTTACCTTTTCATTCGTATATTGGTTAATACAATTTTCTGATGTCTCTAAAAAATATTTATTACCCAATGGTTTACCTGTTTTTGATGCATTCGACGTTCCCTCAACTAAAAGTTTAACATAACTAAAAATAGCACCTACACCATCTGATACATTATCTAAACTATCTCCTACTTTTATACCCATCTCTTTTGGGGTTTTAATATATTTAGAATAATTATAACTATTGTCCACTTCTTCGGGCATGTCTATATCTATTATTAATGTATATAATTATTTACATATATAATTATTTTTTATATATGAAAACTATATTAATTATTAAATTGAATTATTTATTTCTGAAGCAGAAAATGGAGGAACCTTCTTTTGGGGTAAAATTGCTGTAGATTCATCGTTTTTTTCTGCAAATGAATTTAGTTTTTCACCTGTTTCCTTTTTTATTCCAGCATAAATTTCTTTGCTTACATTTTGTATTTTTTCTAAAATTTTATTTACTTTAGGTTGTAACTTATTAGTAATATCATTGTCCATTATTTTTAGCTTTTGTTTCATTTCTTTTACTTCAAGACTATCACCTTTACTTGTAGTATTTTTTGTATCCTTGTCAGAAGGTTTATTTGCAGATTTATTATTATCACCACTTGTAATTCCTTCTATAATTGGTCTTTTATTACATATTTTTCCTAAACCATAATATAATATAATAAAACCAAAAACTACTATAAAAAAAAGTAATATTTCATTTTTATATTTAAATTTCATTGTATTCATTTGAAATATATTTGTATTATATTTGTATTATATCTGTATTATATTTGTATTATAATACAGATATTTTTTGGTTTTTTTATTTAACCGCTCTTTAATTGTTTTAAATTTTGTGAATTTTCTTCATTTGATTTTTCAGCTCCTGCTAGCTGCTCTTGTATTTTATTTACTTTATCTTCTAATTTTTTAAATCTTTCTTTCATATCTAACTCAGTATCATCTTGTTCCATTCCTTCAATTAACCTGTTACATGTAGCCTTTACATAAATAGAATTTAATAACATAAAACTAAAAAGTACTATAAATATTATTACAAGTATATTTTCCATTTAATCGTGTTAAGTTAAGTCAAGTTATATATAATAATAATACAGTTTTTATTTTTATAATTATAATATTATATTCTATTATAAATATAAATACAAAATAATAAATGGTAAATATTAATCCTAAATCAAATCTTCCTCTTAATTTTAGGACATCAAACTCATTAATTACTACAAAAGTTCCTCACTATACTACTAAAGATGGAACCGCGATTAGTATTGTTCCAGGGTTAAGTCGCCCTTTAGCTAATGGGGTTGATGCGAATGTTGCCGAACCAAATAAATCAAATGGTCCCGAATTTAAAGCTCGTCCTATAAAACACTGGCGGCGTCAGTTGCGACCATCTACATTTGGAGGATTAACAACTGCTGGAAGTCGTGTTGCTACTATTAGTCTCGCTACAACACCTGGTGGTGAAATATACCGTGTCAATAGCAACAATTGTTCATGTGCCGACTTGACAAATGGTGGAAACGCGTATACAATTTCCGATAAATTTACAAAACAAGGGGAAAATACTCTTGGACCACAAGAGCTTAATGGTGGGATAAAGATTGAAAATAATGGTTATGTACAAGTAGGTAACGCTGATGCTCCTGCTGGAACTGACCAAAATTATCAGATTTTAACCGGTTTGTACAATACAAAATGTATTACTTGTAATCCACAGGCAAATATTATAAAATCGGCAACAACGCTCTTAAGCAAAGCATATTATACAACTCATTGGGCATATATGAAATCGCGCACAAATACGTATGAGCAGAAACTGTTGACTGTTCCTGTTCAAGGAACGAATGCGGACTATTACTACGCTGACGGCCAACTTAAATGGCCAACCGACTCGCCTACTGGACCCCAAGTGTATGCAACGACTGACCAATATAACCCACAAAGCACGCGAACCTGTAACGGTCGCAAAGCAGGAACCACTATATTTAAACCAAATAATCGCCAGTATGCTTGTCAAGGCGCTGTTGATAGTAGCACACGCCTTGACCGTCTTAAACAAATAACGGTTAACAAAAATGCAGCATCATTAAAAGCCGCGTTTGGTTCTGAAGGCGCGAGTGCATGCGCTTATCGCGGTATATCTGATACTCCTTATTTTCTTAAGAGCAAATATCAACCGCCTATATGTTCGCAGAAAAATTTAGGCGCTATTTACAGACAGAATCGTACTGTTTGTTTTCAATCACAGTCTTCTGATTTGGAAAAACATTATAATACTGGGTTGACATACTATTAACAGGATTTTAAATAACATTTCATTTCATTTAATATTAACATATTAACATATTTGTATATTCATATATTCATATATATTCATATTAAATTAAAAATACACTACACTTGCAAATTATATCTATGTAGTATATAGTATATAGTATATAATATGAAAACTAGACGTTTAACAAAAAAATACAAAAATAAACGTAATAGTAAAAATAATAAAAGTATTAAAAGTATTAAAAGTATTAAAAGAAAAAATAAAAGTAGGAAAAGAATATTAAAGGGTGGTGTTCCTTCTCGTGGTGTTATTGTTAGTAGTAGTAGAAATAGTAGTATTAGACCTAGTAGTATTAAACCTAGTAGTAGAGCTAGTAGTAGAGCTAGTATTAGACCTAATAGTAGAGCAGGGATTTCAAAACCTAAATGTTGTGATCCGAAATCAATTAGTGACGGAGAAAGAATAATAGAAAGTATAAGGAATTTTCCACATACTTTCAATGATTTTTATAATAGTTTACTTACTCAATCAGAAATTGAATCTCGAAAAAATATACCAAATATGACACAAACATACCTTAGTACAATAACTATACAACCGCAAGGAGCATACCTAAACATAAAAGGATTACAACTTATAAGTTATTTAATACATAAATATAATACAGGAAGTTATGAAGAAAAAGAAAAAATAAAAAATATTATTAGTTTATTGGACCAATATGCGGCAGCGCCAGGGGTACGGTATTCAGATTTGGAAGTAATTAGAAAACAACTTAACAAAAATCATTTTGAATGCTATAAAGAATTATATGAAAAGATTTCCTCCCAGTTATTTCGATGTGGAAATGGTGATTGTCATCCTGTTTCAACATCTGCAATTCCTCTTTACTGTAAACCACGATTTAAACCTACATTAAAAACTATAGATGAATAATAATAATATAACAATAAAAATACAATTAACACAATATATATTTATATATAATAGATATATACATATATATACATGGCTACACCGCCACCCAATCAAAATCCTACAAGAATAAATGCTCCACTCAATTTTAGACATACAGATACGCTTATTACAACAAAAGTACCTCACTATCCCACAAAGCTAACAACCGGTGTGAGTATTATTCCCGACTGGAATCGCCCCAATGCGAATGGACAAAACGCAAATATAAATGATAAAGATTATAATGGGCCCAATTTTAAACCCCGACCCTTAAAACATTGGCGAAGACAGTTGCGTGTATATAACTACAAAGGTGGCGCTAACAATTCAAGAACAGCATCCATTTCTCAACTCGAACGACCTGGTTTAACAGTGTACCATTTTAAACCCGATTGCTCATGTGTTACAGGAGAAGGTGGAAATTCATACATAATTTCAAACAATAAATTCGGTTATGAAACCAAGGATGATAATTACTCAAAAGCGGGAAGCGATATAAAAATACAAAATAATGGATTTACAGTAGTACCTTATGATGCAACAGAAGCACAAATAATCGACCCAACAAACCCGGCTTATAAAGTATTGACGGGTGTGTATAATACAAACTGTATAAACTGTTCCCCACAAGGAAATCTAATTAAGAGCGGAATTGCATTTCAAAGTCAAGCATTTTATTCATATAGTAACGACAAATTAGAAACAAGGTGTCAAACATATGAGCAAAATTTATCAACAAATAAGGCAGCAGGGTGTGTATATTTCGACGCACAAGGTATTCCACTATGGCCAAACAACGAACCAAATGGACCACAGGTTGTCGCGCCGGTTAATTACGAACAACTACGTTTATATAATAAACCATGCATATCACAAACAATTTACAAACCAAACAATATCGGATTCGGAAGACAGGGTGCTGTATCTGGTTCGACACGCCTTAAAAAATTAGTATCAGATACTGTGACATTGAATGGTAGCTCATTTTATAGCGCAAAAGGAGCAGAAGAAGCAAATATCGGGAAATACCAGGGAACAAATGTTGCGGGAAATTACTATGTAAAAATTAAAGAAGTTACTAATAGTTGTATGGGAACTGTTCCTGGTAAACCTATATTAACTGTAATAGATAATGATTCAAATAGCATTACTTTTTCATGGGAAGATACTGGTAGTATATTGTGTAAAGTAACATATTATATATTAACTTACTATGCAGTAGAGATTTTAGGAACTGTACGTGATCTTACTTACGATAATAACTATGATAACAATAATAACTATGATAACAATAATAACTATGATAATAATAATAAACAATTTATTAGTTCAAGAAAAGATGTACCATATACTAATACTAATACTAATACTAATATCATTACTATATTTGATGATGCAATATATACTAACTTAAATAATAATATAAAATATAAAATAGTATCGCAAATAAACACAACTAATGTAATGCCTCATAGTTTAGGTATACAACTTATATATAAACTTACTGGATTAACCAAAAATACAACTTATATTGCATATATAAATGGAACTAATGGAAATGGTATAGGAGAAACTAGTAATAATATTATAACAGACACTCCTCTTGATCCAAATCTAGCAATAAATATACAACCTCCTTATTCTTATGAATATAATGATTTACCCAATGTATTATCTGGAATGGCAAGTAGTGATACACAATTTATAAACTCTAATAATATAATAAAAACTTCTATTGCTTATGATACAAACGCTATATATAGAAATGTGGCTAGTATATATAGTAACAATAATATTCAAAATACATTTAAGATTTTGTTACAAAATGCAGGATTTTTTAAAGTATATGCGTTTCAGTCTAGGTTTGGAGTGTACGGTTTTTCAAGTTTGTTGTCTGTGCCCATCGTAATATCAAAATCTACACCTACAATTAAATTTGAAGGTAATTTTACTAAACCACTAACATACGGTATGACATATCAGTTACCAAGCGCTATTATAGAAAATACAAATAAAAATAAAAATGATGGTAAAAATATAGTATTGAGTTATCAACCTAACAATAATTCTATAGCTTCTATACAAACCAATGTTAATGGTAACACGATTAGTCAATCAGTGTATATTATAGGAGTAGCACCATTTTATATAATAATTTCTACTATACTTAACCAATCGTTAAGTCAAAATTATAATCCGGCGACACCAGTTAAGAGTGACACATTTACTGTTAATAAATCTACACCATCTATAATACAGTCTACAAATTTAGTTACATCGGGAACATATGGTAGTCCATATACATTTTATCCCCCAAGTATTAATTATAATCCTGTAATACAACCACCTGGTAGCGTACCTCAACCACTTATTTACTCAATTATAAATTCTTCCCCAGCTGGAATTGCTAGTATTGATGCATCAGGAAAAGTAACTATAACTGGTGCCGGAACATTCAATATAAATGCTTATTGTAATAGCACAAGTGTTTATAATGCTGCATCTTTGTCATTACCATTGCCTACTATAACGATAGACAAACAAACACCTATAATTTCTTTTCCATCCACATTTGTTACAGCTGCTACATATGATGTTTCATATAACTTAGTTCCAGCAACAATCAACAATAATGTTCAAACACTTTCGTATAATGTTATTGATTCGGTACCAGCGAATAACGTAGTTAATATTTCCATACTATACAATAATACGAATACTATTGGTGGTTCTAACTCTGGGACTATTCAATATTTACCGCCACAATCTAATAACCTCCAAAAAATAAGTTACGGAATTATAACCCCCACTTATGAAGGATTTTTAAACAGTATTTCTTTTCAACAATTAAATGCAAATATTCTTACAAATTACTATATTGTTTCTGTTCAATCCAATACACATAAAGTATATATAAATTCTACTTACTCTACATATAGCTCTCCAGGAGGTATGTCAAACAATTATAGTAATTCTATTAGTTCTTATCTAGAATTCCCAAATTTTTCACAAGCAATATTGTCAACTATTGTTGATGATATATATATTAGTAATATTTCTATAGCATTGAGTTATCCAGGTACTGGAGTTACAAGCTATTTTGCTTGCGACTTAGTTGTAACAGATACAATTACTGGGCTTCCTCCGGTAAATTTAACAAATAATCCACTATCTTCTATTCAACTTCCTAACGGTGTATCAGGAGGTGCACTATATATGTATAATTTTCCATGTAATGTTATATTAACCGAATCACAGTTAGCAAATGCTACCCTTGTTATTAAAAGTGGTTCAAACGCAGCATATTATCCCAGCACTAATGGTAATATGTATATAGAAATAAACTATATATCTATATTAACTAGTAAATGTAGTATTGTAAGTATACCATCAAATGTAACAACTCCTCAAAATTTCGATTTAACAGACTTCGCTGTTTTAATGCATCCTGCACATTCATATACTATATCGCTATGGTTACTCGGCAATATTACGAAAAATGTTTCAGGATATGAAATATATTCTGGAAATGGGACAATATGTGCTACAAATGGCTCTACGCCATATATTTACGGAACTATAAAACAGGGTGTTCCTATAACAACAATAGCTAATATTGCAACACCACTTTACTTTAACAGTGTCGGAAAATTTAACATAAACGCCTCATGTAATTCACCGTCAAACTACTATGCTAACAGTAAAATATCTAATAAAGTAGTAATTGCAGGAGAAGTTCCCAGTATTACATTTTCGCAAAATTTGAACCTAACATGTGTATATAATGTAGAATTTGTATTGCCTATACCTTTAGCAACAGTTAATAATAATATTCAAAATATATCTTACTCACTTGTTAGCGCTGATGACGATGAATCTAAAACAACCGTAGCAACTATAAACCAAGAAGGAACACAACTTTTAATAAATAGTGTTGGAACTTTTAGAATAAAAGCGTCTGTTATAGAAACTACTAATTTAGATTTTTCACATGCATCAGCTTTATCAAAAATAATAACAATTACCAAAGCTACACCAAGTATTACATTCAACTCTACTACTTTTCAAACAACAGTACCATATCTTAAAAATTACAAATATCAAATAGTTGGCGTATCTACAACAAATACTGATATTCCTGCCCCTATATTATCGTATTCTAGTAGTGATACAACGGTAGCGACTATTTCGGATAATACTTTTACTACAATAAAAACTGGTAATTTTTATATATACGTATCATGTCCTCCAACTAATAATTTTAATGGAGTTACATCTTTTAAATCACCTCCAATAACTATTAAAAAAGCTACACCGATTTTTACTATTCCATCTGACTTTGCTAAAAATTGGACTTTTACTAGTCCTACGCCATATAGCTTGACAGGAATAACATCTAGTAATACCGATAGCAATAGTAGTATTCAGTATACTATACTTAGTCAAAAAAATACAGTTGGTAAATCTTCTATAAATATTGCTCAGTTAATAACACCGACACCGCCATTAATGCAAGTGACTCAGATTCAAATATATAATGCAGGTTCTTTTATACTACAAATTCAGTCACCAGAAACTCAAAATTTTATTCCCTGGAGTGTCGACCCTCCTATACTTATAATTATTCCCCAAATAACACCCACTATTACATTAAAAAAACTGCCTCCCTCATGGGTATATGGTAATAACCCATATACTTTTACTCCTGCTACCATAACAAATAGTTATCCATCACAAATAATAACATACAGTATTACTACTGTTTCTTCCCCAAATCCTCCTCCTATTGGCTTTTTCACAAAGAATAATACAATATCATCTATTACAATTAATTCTGTAGGAACATTTCAGGTTAATGCTACATGTCTTCCTTCAACAAATGGTAATTATACAGCCCCCAGTATCCAATGTATTTCTAATCTTATAAGTGTAGGAAATGAAACGCCAACTATTACATTTTCGAGTAGTTTAGTAAATAGAATTACATATGCATACAATTTGAATTATCCATTACCTTATCCTATAGCATATGTTAACAACAACGTTCAAACACAATCATTCTTCACCTATTCGACAGTAAACATGAACAATGATGATCCTTCTACTGTTGCTTCTGTTTCTTCAAATAATGCATCTCAAAAAGCATCTCTTACTATAAATAGCGTAGGCAGTTTTAGAATATATGCAAAAGTAAGCAACTCGACTAATCATGACTTTAGTTCCAATGAAGCATACTATAGTATTAATATTACTCCTGCTACGCCTACTATTACATCGTCTTTGGGTATACCACTATTATGGATATATGGCGGTACATATATTATACCATATCCTACAACTTCCAATACTGATACTACACCAGGACCTGTAATTTCATATTCAACAGATAGTCCGGATATTATTTCAATATCAGGAACAAGTATTAATATAATAGGTGTAGGACAGTTCCAAATTTATGTTAATATAGCAAGTACCAACAATTATAATGCAGCGAAATATACATACCCGTCTGGTTTGTTATATATACCTGGTAATAATTATACAAATTATACAGCATCACCGGCAACTACCGTGATTAAGTTTCCGGATACTTTTAAACAAACTGCAACATATGATACTCAATATGATTTTGTACCTGTCGAATTTGTAGTAGGTAACTCATCAAAACAAACAGTTACATATAGTATACAATAAATTAGTAAATATGAAAGTAAATATGAAAGTAAATATGAAAGTAAATAAATATATTAGGTAAATAAAATAATAAATATATTTTTATAGTTATTATATTATATAATAAAAGTAATAATAATGGGTGACACTGACTTAGCACCACCAAAAATAGTTGCTACTATTACATCAGGAGCAAATACATCTAATCCAACTATTGTATTAAATTCATTAGGAACTTTCAATATAGTAGCAACCGTGTCTTCTAGTCAAAATTATATAGGAACTACATTAACTTCATTACCAATTAGAGTATGGCCTGATATACCTGATATTCAGTTTTCACCTATTGTTACTGATAAATCTCCATATACATATGAAAAAAAATCGTATAAATATACAGAATCAGCAGCATCAATTACAAATAACACTGGACAGAAATTAAATTATTCTATTGTAACTGCCGATAGCACTACAAATTCACTTAAACCTTCTATAGTAGCTACAATTGATTCCACAGGGTATTTTTTAACTACCGTCTTATGTGGCGCTACTGGTACTAGTACTTTCAGGATATGTGCAACAGTGGATATTTCAGGTAATTTTGGTCCAAATGTTGCGCTTTCTGATATATTAACTATTGTAAAAGCAACACCTACAATTCTTCAGTATCCGCAAATAACTCTACCCGCAGGAGTAACGGCATCTGCATTGGTATATGGACAAACATATACAATTATTCCCGATCCATCTCAAATTAGTATAATAACATCAAATACAGATACGAATCCTTCTCCTACTATAATTTATAGTATTATTGGTACTAATAATCCCGTTGCAACAATAACCGGAACAACGGTTCAAATAGTAGGCATTGGACAATTTCAAATAGCGATTAGCGTAAGTTCTACAATAAATTATAACCAAATTTTTCAATCACCGTCACTAACAATATATGAGACAATACAAGCTGTACCTACTATTACTAGTTTTCCAACAATACCTAAAATATTAGGTTATGGAAGCAGCTATGTTATTCCCTCTACTATCACAACTAGTAATACTGATATCCCTGGACCTCTAATTACGTATGAGTCAAACAAGCCGGCGGTTACTACTATATCTGGAAATACTATTACAGTTACAGGAGTTACAGGACTAGTAAATGGAATAGGAACAGGTAACTATCAAATTTTAGTTACAATCCATGCTACAAATAATTTTTCTGAAATGACATATACTTACCCATCTCTTACTGAATATTATCAAACTATATGGGCTACACCTGATATCACATTTTCTAAGAAGGCATTTGTAACTTCTTCTATGTATGGTTCTACGTATAATTTTGTAGCTCCTAATTTTTCAAATTATGATCCTTCTTCTCAGACATTAACATATAGTATTGTTAATTCTGTTCCTGGTCCTGGTGTAGCGTCCGGTACAAGTGTTGCTACACTTGTATATAAATCAGGAGTAACAAACCCATCAGTTGTTATAAATTCTGTCGGAACATTTAAAATTCAGGCATCATGTTTAGCATCTGCTAATGCGTTTTATAGTCCTCAAATTGCTACATCAGACCCTATCACAATATCAAAAGAAATACCTAATATTGTATTTAATACCTCTAATTTTAAAAGTATTTACACCTTTCAACCTACACCGTATCCATTGACAAACCCGATAGCTTCTATTACAAATAATAAAGTACAGTCACAGTCATTAACTTATTCCATTGTAGAACCCGACGGGGATACAATTTCCAATATAGCTAGTATTTCTTCTAATGCTAACGGAAGATCTCTTACTACAAATCGTACAGGTAGTTTTAAAATACTTGCAACCGCAACTGCTACCGCAAATGGTGACTATGGGCCAAATAGTGCACCATCTGAAACTATTACAATAATACCGGCAACGCCGACAATAACCAAATTTCCTACATTACCTTCGCAACTTATTTACGGCAATACATATCCGATTCCCTATACTAATACACCTCCTTATACTATAACAACCAGTAATACATATATACCTGGCCCTACAATTACGTATTCATCGAGTAATACAGCTGTTGCTACAATATCGGGAAGTGTTAATTATTCAAGTATAAGTAACTCAGCAATATCTAGTATAAACGGAACGTCGATTACCATTGTAGGTGTAGGTAGTTTCCAAATTATTGTTACTATAGGAAATACTACAAATTATAATCAAGCAACCTATACATATCCTTCGCCAACAACATACTATAATTCTATACATGCAACTCCGACAATTACATTTCCTTCTAATTTTGGAAGTACATGGCTTATAAATGGAATATATAATTTAACTAGCACCGTAACCACAAATGCTGGTCCTGGATATCCCATTACTAACTCAGTAACATATAGTATTATAAATGCAAGTATTAGTAATATTGCTACTATATCTACAACGGGTTCGCAAATTACAATTAAGGATGTAGGTTCTTTTCAAATACAGGCCAGTTTGGCAGCAACACAAAAATTTACAGCTGCAGTACCAGTTATATCAAATACTATAACAATCATTGATTCAAATGTTTCCATATTGTCTAATAATTTTTCAAATTTTGTATATGGTGGCGGACAATACCCTTTACAGGTTATTACAAATAATACCGATACAAATCCACCACCGATTATAACTTATACGATAGTTCCTCAGAGTGGATCAACCGGAAATGGAACTATAAGTGGTAATTTACTTACTATAACAGCTGCAGGAGGTGCTTATATATATGTTAATATAACAGGAACACAAAATTTTAATGCTGCTAATATACCTGTATATGTTAATATAGCACAAGCAACACAGACTATTGTTTTAAATTCAGCTTGGATATCTAGTAATATGTATAGTATAATAGGTTCACAATTTGGATGTTCCAATCTTGTATTACCATCTCAAAGTAATAATCCAAGTCCTTCTTATTCTTATACTGTGGTTATGACTTCAACAATTGGTGGTAATTATTATCCAAGTTATTTTGCTTATGGTAATGTTGCTACAATAGATAGTAATTACAATATAACATGTGTTTCTCCGGGTGGTTTTACTATAAATATTACAGCAGCAGCAACTACTAATTTTTCTCAAACGACTGTTTCAACATCTACGATTTATGTAAGTATAGTGCCTGAAGTTATTATATTTAATAATCCACAAACATTTCCTCCGAGCCCGTACCTTGGTGGAGAAGTTGGAATGGCAATAAATATACCTAATTACACCTATCCATTCGGATTTCAAAATTATTCTGCTTTAACTATTACAAATAGTAATAATGGTGCTAGTTTTACTTTAAATGCACAAACTACTCCTACATTCAATGTTCCTACACTCGGTAATGTAAATAATGTAATGAATAAGTATATAGTATTTTTCCAACCAGCAACAGCAGGCTCTTTTTCGCAAGCATTAACACCATCACAAGCAACAGGATATATAGAATATGTTGGTATAAATTCAATTGCTAACGGTATAGCATCAGGACAACAGCTAGTTTTTACTTTTTCGGGTAATACTAGCACGTCAGTAGCAGTGGGAGCAGCGGCAGGACCCGATCCTTTAATAATTAACTGGAATCCTGGAAGTCTTAACATTACACCCGGGCTCGTATATGGTGCTTATTATAATCTTAATCCTAAGGCCTTTTCTTTCGTACTGTCCGTGCCCAATGGTACTGGTGTAACGATTTCTACATTAAATAGTGGTGGTATTACGGGGTATTATATTGCTCCATGGGCTGGCTATAATACAAGCTCTATTACAGGCGGAATTGTAAGTTACATCGGGACACAAAACTTACCATATTATTCTTATGTTACACAAGCATGGGGTGTTTGGGATTATGATTCAACAACCAATACGTATCCACCTACAATAAGTCAAACAATAAATGGTACAACATATTATTATTATGTTGGAATGCCACAGATGAGTGTTCCGTTACCGTTTACTAACTATTATCAACTGTATGAATAAAAAGTAGAGATATTATTAAACCTTTAACATTTACATAAACTTCGAGTGTAGAGGGTTTATGGTAACATTCATGGAAGTACAATAAGCATAAATCAAGATGGGCGCAAATTATTATTATGTTTGAATTCCACGCATGACTAGCCCAGAAATGGATAAATTAAAAATAATAATATAAAACATTTGCGTTATGTTACTATTAATAATATTATAAATACTATATACAAAAATGAATAAAGATAAAGAAGCAGAAGCAGAATTAGAATTAAAAAAGATGCAAATACCATTTTATAAATCAAAAAATGAAATGATGGCTGATATAAAGCCGATTATACAGAAATTAAGCGAATTAGAATTAAATATTTCTTATCCAGCAATAAAGCGTTTGTATGTAGAAATTGCACTACATATTAAAGATGGTGAATCACGAAAGATTAACATTCCATTTCCAGAAGTGAAACGACGAATTAAGGGATTCTTGTCGGGAGATACACGCAAAGAAACTTGGGTAAAACTAGAGGCGGATGAATAAATACTCCGGCATCCCTCTCGCGCCATCCTAATTCTTTTTATCTATCAATATTTCTTTACCAAGATTTTTTATTATTTTCTTCTCATAGTTGTTATAGTTTTCAATAGGTTCGCATATTGAACGCATCATTGTGAGGTATTCCATTTGCTTTCTTTCTGTCTCCATCCAATCGGGGTTATCTATTGCCCATTGCTGTAATGCAGTGCGTTCTTTGTCTGCGATTTTTACGATTGTGTTTTTCATCATGTCGTGGTTATCATCTTTCAACCATTTGTCTTCATCTTTTATATACATTATATCACGTTTTATATCTGTACAATGAATTGGACGTTTATGAATGTCCAACTCTTTGAGTCCTTTTATCATGACATCTGTAATACCACGTGAAATACCGTTAGTTTTCGAAAATAGTAAATCCTCCAATGTTATCTTCAATGAATCAATAAAGTCGGATATATTTAAAGCATCTTTGCAGTGTTCATTTAAAAATACATTCAAATTAAAGTTATTAGTTGTGTTATTATTGGTAGTGTTACCGATTTTTGGTATTATACTATTTATCTGTTCTTGTTGTCCTTTAATAATTTTCATCATCTCATCGTTATCTTTAATAAGCTTAAGTAATAGGTCATCCTTCGTAAAGTTACTGTATTTTGGTATACACGTAAGTTCAATATTACCGTCATCATTATCATTATTTTCACTAGACATATTTACATGATTCGTGGTATCGTGTGTAGACTCTTTGAGTACAGAATTTGTAACGGGTGTATTTATAACAACACACGTATGCTTATGCTTTGCTAGACCAGGTCTATACTTATAACTGTTACCACATACGCAGCTAAATGGTTTATATTCTTTATTTGGAGTTTTTTTGTTACTCTCGGTTACTCTTTTATGCTTGTTGGTCTCGAGGTGTCGTTTGTATTCATTTTGCTTAGAGCATTTGAAGTGACAATTTTCGCACAAAAAAAATGGAGTTTTTTTGGAGTTTTTTGGGTTATCCATTTTCATATATATAGAGTAACATAAAAAACTCCTAAACCCTTTTCATATAATATATAAAAATATTGAAAAAATTATGGTAACAAAAAAATCAACTTAAAAATGGGATTTAGAGCATTATGCTCTGAGTGATGAAATCGATGTTTTTTTCAAAAGTCTACCCCCGGTTTTCAAAATTGGACATTTATAAATGTCCATTTTTCAAAAAGGGCCTCCGAGAGTTGAAATTTTCATACATCATCACTCTTTCGGCGTCCGCCATCCCTTTTCCGCGGGGTTACCTTTATGCTTTGATAATGTATTTATAACGTGGTCACGTGGCGACCATAATGGTGTGAAATAGAAAACATAATATATTCAGGTATTTTTAAGAATATATTCAAAACATGTCCCAAAAAGTCGACATCATGATTATGAAAAACTACTTTCCCAAATTCGTGACATCTTTTGGGAACAAACTATTGTGCTCCATTTCACCAAAAATATATTATAGTAATAATACATTATAATACGTTATAAATGTTAAAAAAAACAGTTACAATAAAGTAGCATATATACTAGTATAAATAGGATGACTCAGACTCAGACTCAGACTCCAACTTTAGAAAAATGTAAAAATGAAAAGGAAAAGGAAAAGGAAAAGGACAAGGACAAGGACAATAAAAAAGGTTATAAGAAAAGCAAAAAGCTTAAAATGATAGAGGACAGTGTTATTCGAAAATTTTGTATATATTTATATAAAAAGTTTAATTTACAGGAGTTACAAGAAAGCACATTTTATCGTCATGTACATGACACATTTATTTTTTTAGTTTCTTTTATAGCATTGTTTAGTATGAAATTATCACACCTAGCTGTTCTTTTTATAATCGTTACATGTGACGCTTTTGCGATTGTAGTTATGCATGCATGTCCTTTAACTGCATTAGAACGAAAGTATATTAAGCGTTCATCATGTGATGATCGTGATGAGTTATTAGGTGCTCTTGGTATATCATATAATTGTAATCATGAGTATGAAAAACAGGTTGAATTGCTTGTCAATGTTTGGTTACTTGTTGCTGCAAAGTGTATGTGTGTTATAATAATGAAGATGTTTAACATAAAACTTTTTAACTACAATAATATATACTCTAATGATTGAATAAAATATGAACACAAATACAAATATAATTAAAAAATAAATATATTTAATAATATTAAAATATTACATATTAAGTATTAAAATAATAAATATTAAAATATTAGATAGTAATGGATTTTATTTTAGATAAAGCTAGTGTTGTTATAAATAGGTCATTAGATGATTTATATAAATTTATGAATATATTTTACAGGCCGAATTTATCAGAAAATATAAAAGTAATAAATAATTTAAAAGAAAATGCACCATCGTGGTTACTAATATTGTCTACCATTTCTATTATTTCTTATCCAAATATTTTCTTAGGGGTATTTACATTTATAGTATTTATATTTATTGCTTATTTTTATCACGTGGTTGCTCATGTTCATAAGAATATTTTTTCAATAGTGCATCATTATCATCATGAAAATGACAATTTTTTCTCGCATTTTATTCAGGTAATGTTGGAGTTATCTATACCATATCCGTTTGTAATGTTATCATATTTTTTTGGAATAAACATATTTGACCCTTGGATAATTATTTATTTTATGTTGTTTTATTGCTCGGTTCATAATATTAACTATTCAATATTTAAAGTAAATGGTGTACATAGATTGCATCATACGGAGGTGAATTTAAATTTTGGACCAGATGTATGTGATGTAATGTTTGGTACAAAACATAGTAGCGAAGATTATGTAGAAAATACAAATCATTATATTCCAAATATAATAATTATTACAGGTATTGTCCTTATACTGAAGTATGTATGTAAAACAGAATGGGTAAAAGATAGTTTACTTGTGGGTATAATAACATTATTATCGTCGGGTGTTATATTACTGTTTTTTTCATCTATTATTCTATGGTATTTAGAGTGTAAAAAGTATAACAATAAGATAGAAAATAGATTATGTGGAGAAGGAGGCGCTGCGTGTGTCGAAAAAGATACACCTGTGTGTGTCGAAAAGGATACACCCATTGAACCCCAAATATAAAATTATAAAAATAAAGAATTATTCTTATTTTTATAATTAATCTAATTAATATATAATATAAGATAAAAATATAAATATGAGTAAAATAAATGCTGATTTAGATAAAAGATTAAAACAAACAGAAGCATGTTACACTTTCGAAAAACTAAATTATGAATCTGGATTGTTAGATACAAATGTAGACGTTACATATATTATTCATTTAGAGAATAGCAGACGTTATGATAATATCATTAAACAGCTTGAAAAAATCAAGCCTACAAAAACAGTTTATATATTACTTAACAAGGGTTATAATAAATGTAATAAAGTAGGAATTAAAACTACGTATGCTGATTTAACAGATTCTTATTTACAAATATTTAAACATGCTCAAAAACAAAACTTCGGCAATATTCTAATTCTTGAAGATGACTTCATTTTTAGTGAAAAAATAAAAGAAAAAGAACATATTACAAATGTTAATAACTTCCTTGAAAAAAAATCTGGTGATAATTTTATTTATTTTTTAGGCACTGTTCCATGGGTGTTAATACCATACGATTCTTATAACTATAGGTGTATATTTTCAACAGGAACACATAGTATCATTTATAGTAAATCACACCGCGACGACTTTTTAGAAAATTTTAATAGAAAAATGTTGGTAACTGATTGGGATGTTAACTATCATATTAATTTAACAAGTAGATTTATTTATTATACACCACTATGCTACCAAATATTTGAAAATACTGACAATTCTAAAGAATCCAAATTCCAAAATAAATATTTGGCTTTCCTATCTGACTTATTTACGTATTTTAATTATAATGTTGTTTTTAGAATATTAGGTATGGATAAAAATCCCGAACCAGGATGCTCCATTTTATATTTTTATTCCAAATTTATATTTTATATCGGTCTGATATTTTTAATATACTTACCTTTCCTTATAGCATACTGTATAAAAAATTTTTATACAATAAAACAGTACTGTTTTCAAATCATAAATACAATTAGAGGGGGTACTAACCAATAGTCTAAAAATTCTAGAAGACTATATGCTCATCTATCCATTTTTTTATTCTACTATTTGTTGGTTCAAGTAGTTTATTTAATCCGTTAATGTAAATATTCGCATCTGAATCACTTTTAATCATGATATTTAAGGTGTTGTATATAATATTATATATTTCTTGGGTGTATATATCTGTTATACGAACAAATACATCATCTATATTCTTTACTTCGGGGGAAGAAACATCTGAAGATGTGTTATCATTATTTGCAACACTATCCATTTCAGTTACAGGTACATGTTCTTGTTCCGGAGATTCATCACGCAATATTTTTTGCATAATTTTTGTCTTCTTATCTTTCTCCTTTTCACGCTTTGAAGCCATAAAAGATACTGATGCTCCGCCACCTTGTGAGGATGATTGTACATGAGACGCAACAGATGCGTGAGAATTAGGTAAATTCTGTAATTCATAATTCTCAAATCGTTTTTGGTACAATATTTCGTTGTTTTTTTGGCCTTTCCCATCACTTTCTAAAATAGTTTTATACATCTGAAGTGTATGTAATATGTGAATTTTGTCAGTTTGACTATATGTTCGAATTAAATTTCCTATTCCCGTTTTAGCCAACTCTATAAGAAGGTCGTATAATTTTTTGTTATCCGTGTTAGATTTTGAGTCATTCATAAAATGATAGAACTTTTTGAATCTGTAAAAAATATTAAATAAATAGAATAAATCTTCCTGTGTGTCATTATTATACCACCGTATTACTGGCTGTGAATAATTAGGAATTTGTATTTGTAAAATGTTATTATGTATGGTAAGTTTTGTACCAATCGGCGCAAAAGATAGGTAACCGATTTGTAATATTGCCTGAAGTGGCTCTAGTATAGTCTCAAACCGTTCTTTCTTTCTTTTTGTTCTTATTGTACTGTAAATAAAATTTATCGTTGACTGCATACTTTTATTTTATATTCTTTTATTCGAAATATAAATACTATATAGTAAATACTACATATATTTAAATATAAGTATTCGTAAATATTAATATATTACAAATACATATTTATAAATAAAATACAATAGAATATAAAATGGATATAGTAGAACCCCCCATTGATAGTCAAGTGCCTTCTATTATTAAAAAAAATGTAGACGGTATTATATTAGTATTATCTTGTCAAAAACATAGAAATACACGACTAAAGGAATTTTCTTTGAGTAAAACTAGTTACAATAACTGGGAAGTAATATATGTAATAGGTGACTTATTTTTAAACAAAAACTATATTTTAGATGGGAATATTTTACATGTAAGATGCGAAGATTCATACTTACATTTACTGAAAAAGTTAGCAGTAGCGATGAAATCTGTTAAAGAGTTATTTAATATTAAAGAAGGCATTTTAAGATGTGGCGATGACTTGATTTTTAATGAAAATAATTTAATTAAATTTATTAAGTCTAAAAAATTTGATTACTGGGGGCAATCTTGCTTTAAAAAAAGTTATAAATGTATTGATAAAAATAATTTAAAAAAAACAAGACCCGACCCGTTTATGATGCTTTATTATAATAAACATAAAGAAGATTTTTTGAATCCTCAACATGGTATAACAAATATGAATCTCACATCTCTTTCAAAATATACGACACGTCCAAATATTTATGGTGCAGCTGGTGTTATTTTTTATTTATCAAATAAAGCGTGCGATATTATTATTCGCCATATGGAAAGAATAAATTTTAACATACTTAGTTACGACGCATTTACTAGAAGTTATCCATATACAATCGAAGACTGTGGTGTATCATTTATATTGTATTGTAATAATATAGAATACACCGATGGACAGTTTTTTTATGATACTCCACACGAAAATACTATTGCTAAACACACAAATAAATATAAGTAAAATATAAGTAAAATTTAATTATACAATTTAAAAACTAAAATTTGTATAATTAAATGTACGTAAACTAGTTACAATTTTATTCAGAATTAGTTAAATTAGTTGTATTAGTATTATCGACCTGTGTAGTAGTCTCAGTTGTTTCATTCACAATATTCTCTGGTTGTGTTGATGACTCGGGTAAAGACGGATTTGATTTATTTTTACTATATGCACCACCTACTCCGCCACCAATATACACATTATTTGTAAAATTAGAACTTTTACCCTTCAAAAATGCATTGTTATTTGTTTTAAAAAAAGAAATAGGTGTTCCATCTTCGTATATATTCGATAAAAAAATATTATTAGAAGAGTATAATTTAACGCACGAAATATCATGTTTTTCACACCAAGTTATAGATTTTTGTATATGTAGTTTTTTCATAGAATCTATTTTATCATAGTTGTTCCGATTTGTTATCATATTTAGTGTAGTAATTATATTCTCTAATTGTCTCTGTCCAAGTACTACATTTATTTCCTCGATTTTATTTAAAAAGTAGTAATCATGTTCATGATTTAATATACTTTGAATCTCTTCGTTTGTATCTACTTTTGAAAATTCATTACAAAAAACTTCATATAGCCCCGACGAATCGTCTAATAAAAAATTCTTACAAACAATATATTTCTCCGAATTTGCTAACCTACTTGTATGTGGTTTTGTTATATAAACTTCGCCATATAATGACGATAGTAAGTATAGCATGTCTACTGTAAGTTTCGAGAATATATCAAATATTTTTAAAATAAAATGTCCACCTTTTTTCTGCATAGTTACTGCATATATAATTTCGGCAACTAGCAATTTACTAACTAGTTTTTCCTGTTTATTAAAATCATTTGAAACATCGATTCCTCCGTCTGCTGTAATAATATCCATAGAATTCATGAAACGGTCTTTACAGTATTTATAATTTTCCAGTTTCAAAATATCGCCTGTTCCATCTTCACCATTTACAATTTTAACATTTGGGTTATTTTCTAAAAATGTGTTGCTCTTTTTCCACCCTGGACAGCCTGGGTCTTCATTTAAAAGTGTCATACCATAGTATATGTCATTTGCATTTTTACGCATATATGAAGTCGCTTCGATAAATCCTCCTGGACCTTCTGCAAGATGAAATGTTTTGATAGATGATGGTGGGGATAACTGAGGGGGTGAATAAGGGTATACATTTTTTATTTCTCCTAGTTTAAACATTTTCCATAACTCTATCATTTTATAGAAGGACCTAGATAGCGGCTTTAATTTACTTACTGAAATTTTATTACCGGGTATAAGAGTATGAATAAATTCATAAGGATTTGTATACTTTTTAATATTATCCCACGCATCAGATGAAACCTCGATTTGTTTCTTAAATTTTGATAAATAGTCACACAATGAGTATGATATATAACATGATGGTAGCGGGGGAGTTGGTGTATCAATAGAAAAAGATACCGAATTATGTATTTCAAGATTTTTGATTGATATTAAATTATAATATGACATAAAGATAGTTATATGTATCTAAAAAATAATATTTAGATTGTTTAATTATTAATCATTATTTACAGCAAGTAAATAAAAATCGGTTTTAAATTTGGTTTCGGTTACACACCTATTGGATGGGTTCATAGGTACTATATTTTATTCAATACATTACATTAGAGTACAGTACAGTAAACTATGTTTCAATAGTTTACTTATTTACTTATTTACTTAATTATTTATCACCTGAAGGTAGTTTACCAGATAAAGCTGCAAGTGCAGACGGATTCAACTTAATCGACCCAAATTTAGACGATGATGGTTTTTTCTCTTTGGATTTGTCTCCCTGACCTTCAGCTTCACTTGCAGCCGCAGTCGCCGCAGTCGCCGCTTTTTCTTCCTTAGTTGATTTTGCCTTTTCCGCCGAAAGTTTCGAAGACGATTCTTTCATTCCTAATTTCGACTTTTCTATTATTGCCGCAGCTGCGCCCGGTTCAGCAGCAACAGCACCTGTGCTTGGTAGTTTAACAGCCGAAAGTGCCGACTTCTTCTTTAATGTAATACCTTCAGATTTATCCAACTTTTCTAAATCTTTCTCACTATAACCCTTTACACTAGCAACCACAGCTTCAGCACCCATACTTTCACCTTTACCTTTACTCTTGCTCTTGCTCATTTTATCCTTCGCCTTCGAACCAAATAGTTTTGACAGTTGTGTATCAGCACCCTCCAACTCGGCAGCCGACAATCCTAAACTTGCACCCTTTTCTCCCAATAATTTTAAATCTGATTCTTTTGTAGGCCTATATGACATTTTACCCTTACCTACTCCAGCGCTCTCACCCTCCTCAAGCATCAACTGCGACGCAACCATTTGAGCAGCCAAAGTATCCTTGCGATTTAATTTCTCCTGAAATACATGAACCCCTGTAACACTCTGGAAAACATCCTCAACATCGACACTTGCGATTTTTTTAAATACGAAATACCGGTTATAAAACGAAATCTGTTTCTCCTTAGGGGTCATAAAGGGTGCGGAACCGTATCTAGTCTTTTGCTTAGGGTCTTGCTGTATTTCGCTCTCCATGACTGTAAATAATTCGGAGAACATGCCGGAACTATTTGGGATTCCTAATTTAACTGCCTCATCACGCTTCAACAGTTCAAAACCGTAGCTTTTCATAAGTTCCGTAAAATACGTAAAGTTTACCAAATATTCCTTGATTGTTTTGTTAATTGAGTCTTGATAAACATCGATTGCGTATCCTACACAGCTAATATCAGGGTCATATGTTGTTTGGCTATATTCTTTTGTAACCTCCCAAATTTTGTCACCATCGATATTTAAACCAATAGATTTTCCCCTTTCTAAAGAACGAAGAGCATGAAACATCGACGCACCATCATAACAGCTTCCGATAAAATATCCACCCACTTTGGTGCACTGACTTACATTTTTAAGAAACTGGTTTAATTTTTCTATATTTTCGAAGAAATAGTGCAAGGCGAATTGACACGACGATATATTGAAACCATCTGTCGCTTTTCCATATTGGCGGTAAACACCCTTCCCTAAAATAGACTCGTCTTTGGGGCCGTCATTAAATAACGCGCGAACAATTTCCTTTCCTTTCTCAGTAAACATTGCGTCGCCAGATTTAATATTTACACCGCTGTTTCCGTTTACGAATAGTGCATAGGGCATTGAGTAAAACTTCTTCCTATAGTTCAAGAACCGCGCACATGCTCCATCCAGGCGGTTCTCAATATTATCTTTCGACAAATCTATACCAAATACGAATGCTAATTTTGCCTCAATCCATTTAGGAAAGTCGCCGGCTTTACCCACAGCATAATCAATAAGCGTATTTCCTTTCGCTGCCGTTTTGGTAATAAGCATTTTTTTAACAAATAGGTTATGAAAGTCGCGCATCGAACGCGTCTTGTTGTCGCCACTAGACTTATTATAATACACATCATCGTCGGCGAGTTCATCGGGGATATTTTGACCAGTAGTTATCATCTCCAAGGTAATAGGATTATGGATAGAGTACCAATTACTATTAGCAACATGATATGCGTTCCCGTAATTTTTAATACCGCGTTTATATTCGGCAGTTTTATCATAGCGAACACGTTCGGCAACCCATCTCCAGTGTTTGGGGCGACTGGCGTCATAACTAAACTCTACGATTGTTTCATCATCGAATATTTCATCTTGGCTAGTAAACATTTGTAAAACGCCATTTTGGTCTTCGCGGAGCGGGATGTTACATATACATGCCTCTGGGTCATAAGGGTTGGTTGGATAAAATGGTACGGGTTTATAGCCTTCGCTGGTATCAACCTCGCCGGCGTGAGGTAGTTTATCATCGATAACGGCGGCGCAAGGATTAATATAGCCGTGTTTGCGTTCGTCGTACCCAACGCGCAAAATGATTGTTTTATACTGTTGGAGCTGTTCGCTTTTCATATTATCGATACCATTTTCAAATATGTTGCCCACCATATCAGTGCCGTTTTTATTTTTTTTAGTTGTAATTAAGAAGTCAATTGTGTTTTGATTGAGCGGTTTCCATTTAAATGACATATCCCATGTTACCTTGTGTAGTGGTCCAGCAACACCTACTTTGTTACTGGCGACGCCAGTATTGCAAGGTGTAAATATAAGACCGTCAGTTTCATATTCAAAGGTGCCTGCTTTTTGACCTGATATAATAGAGTTGGCGCATGCAAATATGCTTTTGTCTGTAGATGCGATTTGAAAACTCTTTACATTGATTTTGATAGGAATATTCTCGCCGGTGATGACAGGGTGTATATTCATTTGAAGCACGACCTGTTTAAGTAATAAAAGTCGCGACTCTTCGTTACCCTTTCTGGCTCCACGAGGCAACTCTTCTTCGCGAAGTTCCATGTTTTTTTTCTGCGATGACCGCGCACGTGCACCTTCGCGAATATCTGCTTCGGATTCAAATTCTTCTTGTCCTTCGCCCAATATTTCATCAACCTCGGCGCTTGCTTTTTTATCGGAATCAGATATAATAACAAATGCACTGCGTCGAACATCTCTACCATTTATAAAGTATATATCAAATGCTGCGAACAAGTTAATAAATTCACCATTTTTATTGTGTATAATATGTTCGCCGTCAATAAGTGTATTGTATATACGTTCTTCGCGTGATACGGCACCAGTAAATTCAAAATTCATATTTGTATTTACTAAATATATGCGACCTGTTGGGCAAATATATAACATTTTTCTCATACCATCTGCTTTATCGGTTACTGTATAATTATTTCTAATATTAGGTATAGAGCAGTCATCATTTATGGGTGCAATATTTAATACTTGAAGCGTGTACGATGATGGACCGATAAAATGATTTGGCGTTAAGGTAATCTGCTCGGGGTCATAGTGTTCCAAATCTTGTTCAGAACCTTTTCCACCTTTCTCTGACTTTGATTTTAGTTTTTCTCTTTTTTCTTCGGGGTGCAACAGATAATAGTAGTCCTTTTTTGTTATATTTAGTTCATCATAAGATACAGGAAAATTTGTACCCTGAATTCCTGCTAATATTATTTTAATACCGGTGCGCAGTGTATCGGCGACGACAATAGCATTATTCATTTTTTTGCCGATACCGACTAAAGAGTTATCCATTTCAATTTCAATCTCGTATTTGGGTTCGCAATCGGTTGTTTTGGATGCTTGGAAAGAATATTCGGGTATAAGATGTCCATCGCGGCGGTGAGACTCTTTAACAACGGACATATCTACATGAAAGGGGTAGTTATCGTGAATCAAAGTTGTGCGGTTAATATGGCGAAATATTTTTTTCTCTTTGACCCATGTAGATAATATAGATTGACCGAGACTGGAGGTTATATTTATCATCTTTTCCTTTTGATAACTGAGGCGAAAATTGAAGTCGTCAAAATTGACGGGTCGTATAATTTCGGAGCCTTCTTTTGCTTGTGTTTTTTGAACAAAGCGGTAGTTGATATCCTCGAGGCGGTCATTTCTGCAGTATTTTTGTATGTTACTTAAACCGTAGATTTCTGTTCTAATATTTGACAATTTTGTTTTGCCTGTGCCGATATCTGTGAACTCTGATTGAATTTTGAGACAGTATTCTTGTGATTTTACAATTTTGAAACCGGTTGATAGTAATTTTTTAACGACATTATCGAAGTCATCTTTTGTAATTTCTTTGATGCCTCTTGTTCCGAATTTTACTTCAAGCTCTGATACACCGTCTTCTTTTTTAAAAATGTTGTCTAAATATTTTTGTGTCATGATATTGAACATTTCCTTAGGGTTGGGATTTGGATTCGATCGAGACATATCTCTCTATCTGTGTTGTATATATAATCCTACTATTATTTTAAATTGTAATCAATTTTATATTACAATTTAAAAATAAAAATAAAAATAAAAATAAAAATAAAAATAAAAATAAAATAGTCATAACCATAGATGAAAATTTTCAAATAAAAAAAGTATTAAACATAAACTCATATTTATTGCACTCATAATTTTTGTAGGATAGATGAATATAATTCCGCTTTTGTTTTCTTTTTGTTTGTTGTTTCACAAATAACCGCGATATCAAGTTTAGAACATATATTAACAAGATCCTGTACAGAGTATACAGTAACAGGGCGAAGAGGTTTATCAATACTATCAAGTTTCCAATATTTTTCTTTGGTTTTTTCTATATACTCGGAATGTTTGCTCAATGTTTCGGTCGCTTTTATATCGACGGGTAGACAAATTGAGTAGTTATTTGTTTCTGCGTTGTATTTGATAATGTGTATAGGTTTTTCTATACTCGAAATCATTTCATAATAGGTATTTTTATATATATAAAAAATATTCAAATTATAACATAGACAAAGAGCATACAAAGTTTTAGCATTAATATTTGTTGAACCAAGGAGACCAGATTCGAAACATGTCTTTGATATTTTATGCTCCTTTAAACTGGTTTTACCTTCACCCTTTTTTACTTTCTCAATGGTTTGAATTTTGAACTGTTGTTCGGCGGTAAAATAATTAGATTCGTATTCGTAAGAAGCAAACCCGTTATAAATAATATAAAAACACCAGAAGAGTGAGTTAGACTGAGATGGAGTAAAATATTGTAATTCTGTACTTACTTTTTCGTGTTCATGTTCATGTGCATGCTCAGTATCGTATTGAGCATCATCAATATTATCTTGTTCATTGCTTACTACGGTAACAATATTTTTGTCACATACAACGGTATTGCTGATATTTTTGTCTTTATTTGTACTTGTAGTTTTAGTCGACTTTGGAATTTCCATTGTAAAATTCTGACAATTTTTTAAAAAACATTCAGATAGCATTATATTTTTTAATTCTTTTATTTTTTCTTCCATTTTGTTTATGGTTGATGCATATAAATTATACTGGTCGGTCATATTTGTAAATTGTTTTTTTACAACTGAATTCAAAGATGATGCTACAGATTCTTCACCGTTTATGTTTTTTGTTTTTTTTAGTTCATGATATGACTTTGTTGGCATTTATTAAGATTATAACTGGTTGAATTGTCTAGATGTTTATGTTATACTTATACTTAAACATATCTTTATTATAGTTTAAAAATATTATATATTGATATGATGTCATGGTATACGTAGATACTTAATTCAATATAAAATATAAATAAGATACATAAATTATTTAAAAAAAGAAGTCACAATTTTTTCTTTTTCCTTTTCAATCTCGTTTAGTTGGTCTTCTTGTTTATTTACATAGCTTAAATATTTATAAACTTTATCAAGAATAGGAGAATCTACATATGTTAGGTTAATGAAAACGCCATTTTTATTTTCATTAATTAGTACACCATTGTCATTAAATATTCTTAATATTTCTATTTGGTGAAATGAGTTAGTAGATTCAATTCGTTCTTTTAAAAATTTTAAAGAGTCTACAAAGTACTTATTATCTGATACATATTTTTTAGTATGATATAAAGAGGATATATTTTCTCCTGGTTCCATTTATAGTTAAATAAAAAAATCTTTCTATATATTTTTATTTCAAAATTATATTTTATTTATATGAATCTACACTTAGTATAATATATTTACTTAAGCTTCCACATTGCTTTTAATTGTTTTTTTCGGTTCTTTGGGAGCCTTCGGTTCTTTGAGAGCCTTCGGTTCTTTGGGAGCCTTCGGTTCTTTGGGAGCCTTCGGTTCTTTGTGAGCCTTTTGTGGAGCCGGTGCAGATGTAGATGATGATGATGAGGATGATGATGATGAGGATGATGATGATGAGGATGATGATGATGAGGATGAGGATGAGGATGAGGATGATGTAGTAATAATTTCACCCAAAGAACCAAAATTGGTAGTAGATGCGGTTGTAACTGATTTTTTAGGCGTTTTCAAAGAAATGCGCTCCTTTTTCGGGGGAACTAATTCTCCGATGATTTGAATAAATTTATCATTCATTTCGAAGCGTTTGCCGATGACCCTTACTGCTATTTTTTCGCCTTCTTTGACTGTATTGTAGTAAGTATTTTGTGTAAGCATACTATAGTCTCGTGAGATATATACAATGACGGGTAAATGCTTGTCGTGTGAAATTGCACGAATCCCTGCTTGTGTAATATTATTAGCGATACAGTTAATTATAGCATTTTGAGCGGGGTTACAAACACAACATTCTATTACGAGATTGAATTGTACATTTTTAGCAACTATTTTTCCGCACTTAAAGTCGACAATTCGTACAGTTTCTGGTTTAATAAATCCTTCTGAAATACATCTACCCTCGATACAACTTACAAGGGTAGTATGTAGAAGCGCAAGAATATTGCTTCTACTAGATGCATGCATGTTAATCAGTATAAATGGTATTAAAATATCATAGTTAAATTGTGTCAACTTGTATAAACCATCGTCGTCTTCTTCATCCTCCTCATGAGTCTTGTTTGCACTTGAACTTGCCTCTAAATTTTCATTATGAATATTGCTATTTGATACTTCTGAGTCATGTGAGTCAGATGGAGATACGATTTCGTTTTTAAAATTATAGTCAATTGTTCCTATACAGTCTTCTGCCCCTTCGCCTGAACTGTCAACCTCTATAAACTTTGGCGTAATTGTAATCGTTGTAGTATTTGTAGTAGTTGTTGTAGAAGCGGTACCATTCTTTTTAGAACGACCTCTTTTTTTAGGTTCAACAACAGTAGACGTAGTAGTGAATGTAATAGGAGGATGTTCAGATGTAGATGCTATTGTAGACGTAGACATTATTGAAGATTTTTTTGATAAGAAAGGATGTTACTTTACTATATTAATTTATCTTTATAATAGTTTCAATTTTATTTTATATTACCAATTAAATATAAAATAAATAAATAGAAATACAATTTAAAATAATATAGTAAAATTATCAAGATTATCGAATGTATTACTATTCATTTTCAACTTTACCCTTATCTTCTTCACCTTCACCTTCAACTTTACCCTTATCTTCTTGACCCTGACCTTCACCTTGACCCTCACCTTGACCCTCACCTTGACCCTGACCTTCACCTTCACCTTCACCTTCACTTTCTGAACTTTCTTTTGCTTGTTCTTCTGGTTCTTCTAATTCTTCAGGTTCTTCGTCACTAGCAACGGCAGCAGCTGCATCAGCCTGATTTGATAATTGAAATTCTCCCAACATGTCGCTATTTTCTTCTAAAACTACCGATAAAGGATTACCTTTTTTCTTTGCATTTTCTATTTCACGCATTACACTGGGCCCCGACTCTCTTTCCTGTTTTAATTCTAGTTCGCCGATTATAGATACAAATGGATCGTTTAATTCAAATCTTTGTCCTATTACACGAACCATTATAATATCTCCTTCCTTTAATTCGGAAAAATAAGCAACATTGTAATGATGGTCTCTAGCAATAAAAATATTTAAAGGTGAATATTCACCTTCGTCCGTATGTGCTAAAATACCAGCATTTGTTATATTTTTAACAGCACATGATATTCGCATACCTTGAGGAGGATTACATACCAAATATTCAAATACAACTGTGAAAATAATACAATTACCTACTACAGTTCCGCTTGAAAATGTAACAATTTTAACTGAACCACGTTTTACATAACCCTCAATACAACACTTCCCTTCAAAATTATTACTTAAAATTTGTTCGAGAATTTCGGCAATATTTGTTCCCACATATTTTATGGGTACAGATAATTTTTTAGAAATTATATTTTTAATATATAGTGACATTTTGCCTGCTACGGCATTTTTTCTAGATTGGCTTGATGATGCTATTCTACTACTCATGATTTAAATATGTTTTGATTTTATATATAATATATGTAAATAAATGTTATATATATTAATTTACATATATTAATTTACATATATTAATGAATTCAAAAATTCAAAAATTCAATGAATTCAATTAAATCATCTTAATGTTTCGATTTTATTGAGTAAAACTTGTACTGGGGTTAAAAACCATCTTTTTTCGTCTTGTCTTATCGTGTCAAAATAGCGTAGAATGAATTCCTGTAAAATACACAACTCTATTTCATTTGTATCTCTTTTATTTGAAACAGACAATGGTTTACTACTATCTAAAGAAATCCGGTTGATAAACAACTGAATTAATATTTCATCTGGTATAGGAACTACTTCCCCATTCTCATCTGTGCGACTTTCAATACCATAGTTTAAGTATTCATCTCTTTTTGACTTCGGTAAAGCATCTACTATTTCATTTATTTTTGGTGGTTCTAAAATCTCTTTTATATTTTTCTCAGTTTTTGCTCTACCGGCTTGGTCACATCTTGATGCTATACTACTCGCGAATAATTTAGACTTAGCCTTACCTTTACCTAGAGTTATTTTCTTTGTTTTAAAAATTAGCGACGAAAAATCTTTTCGCTTTATTGACGTTATAAATCCAATATAGTTATTTAAAGGGGTCTCAGCTGTTATTGCATTTTTGTTAGAAATATCGATTTTAAAATATTCAATATCTGCAGGACCTGCGGGTTTCCATATATTAAGTTTTGTATCTTTTATAAATAACTGATATGTTCCATCAAGGTTAATCAGTAACACTCCTTCGATGCCGTTTCTGCTATGTAAAATATTATTTTCATAGTATTCTTCCATTAGTTCATCAAATACGTACTTTTCTGGATTTTCGCGTCTTTCTGCAAGTGTTTCGCGTCCTTTTGGAGAAATTATATAATTAAGAATTGAAAGTGTTTCATCTATATTCAATTCTTCTAAAATATGCGATACAACTAATTTTTGTATTAACTCAGATGGAATAAAAGATAACTTTGTTTCTAAAATATTACCACAGTTATAATACCAATCATTATTACCCCTCTTATAAATATTTCGTTTATTAGCTTCATTAAATAGTTTTTTAGCTTTTATTAATGCTTTCGGTTCCTTCTTAACTGTCGAAAAATATTTGAAGAGTTCGTCTTCCCTTTCAATTTCTCCTTCAACGTCCCCTTCTTCTACATCTTCTTCTAATGCTTCTTCAAGAGTTGATAATTTTTTTCCAGGCTTAGCCTTTGATGATGCACGCGATTGTTGTATACTTGAAATATACGACTTTTTAACCTCCTCAAAATAATTTTTTTCTTTATTTGGTTTGAAAACAATTTTTTCACGTTTAAAATCCACAGGTTTTTGTCTATCGCGAATAGGTATTATGGGATTATCTAACTCAAGTGGTTGAAATAAATAGTACGAACCAATATTTACAAGTCTCCCGTATCTACCATATTTATCACGAATATATTCATTCTTGTCTTCTATTAACTGTGTAAGAGCAATATCGATTGCTTCTATGGGATATTTTTTATTATAGTTAATTGTAGAAATTAAGTCGCTTGATATATCCTGTATTTTTTCACCCGGCGACGTTCTTTTGTAAAAGTATCTTTCTTGAAAAATATCGCGTATCCTCTGTATAATTTTGTCAGTATTCATGGTTATAATTGCATCTGTAAAAATATCTTTTCTTGTTCCAATATGATTTTCAGCCATTCCTGGTTTACAACTAAAAACGCACTCCATATAGTCGCAAACAGATGAATAATTTTTATCGCCTATTTTATATTTAATATCTATACTAGATTTAGTTGTAGGGTCATACGAAGAAAGTATTTGCATTACAGGTTCGTCGTTTAATTTTTCGTCAAATTTTTCGTCAGTAAAATTTGTTTGTTCAATATTAAGAAGACAGTCTACAGCATTTTCTTTTAATACGCGACTTACTTCGCCAATATAGCGTGCTTTTCTTTCAGACAAACGATACATATAAATATCGGCAGCTTCTTCAGCGGGTGTATTTGTCAAAATAGAACCATGTAAAAATATCTGAACATTTCTTTTTTCGAATTCTAAGTCTTTGTGACTACAGTTTCTCACTGCACGCCCAATAGTTTGCTCTACTAAATTAATATTATACCATGGTTCAAGTATATGAACTTGTCGAATATTTTTAAAATCAAGTCCTTCGGTTCCCGACTTTGAAATAATAATGACTTTAACAAATCGCCCATCAAAGTTTGCCTCATTGCTAGCTGCTTTAACATCTCCTATATTATCGGGCGAAAGCGCAGCTTCACCAGAAATTACAACATATTTTGCCTGGAAAAATGTCTCATTCGCTCGCATTTCACTTCTTTGACGAGACGTAATTCCATCTATCTGTCTTACTCCATCTGGAGGGTTATTAAATAAGGACCTGGCTTTAGTTCCATATCGCGTAAGTCCCATACTTTCTAGTGCGAGAGCCATAGGTATTACACCACCCTCGATATAAAAACTGTAAATTAATATAATACCTTCCGATTTGTATATATTGTCGCAAATATTCTTTATTTTTGAGCTATAATCGCCTATTAAATCTCGGGAAAATATATGCGGTTTATCTTCCTTATATTCGAAGCCGGTTTTTGTCTCTTCATCATAATTCATAATATTTCTAAGACCATATTTACCTACAAGAAGACGAATATCATAGTTGGGGTTTTCGGAAGCAGGATTAAAGTCATCGGATGGGTATGAAATATTGAGTGCTTCAACTGGGCTTCGCAAGATGTTAATACCTACAGAAACGGATTCTTCAATATTGCGCATTTCATCTTTTTTCAAGGCAAGAAATTGTCGAATAATATATAAATAAACGCTTTGCTGATATTCGGACGCTCCTGTTAAATATATTTTATCTTGCATTCTAGACAGTTTGCGGTGTTCAGGAATTCGTAAACCATTTATTTGTATGCTTGGAATTTGGTAACCACCTTTTTCGCCACTTGACCTCGGCGACTTGGAACCAGTAACCGCACCAGAAAATGTATGTTCAGGAGAAAATTCATCAGGGTATATGCGAAAGGGAAATGTATAAGGATTTTCACCACGTATATAGGATACATAACCAGTTGAAAAACGTCGCAAATTTTCACGGCCTGTTTCTATAATTTGTCCCGGACCTTCACTTGTTTCTACAAATATTCCTTCATCGGGGTTAGAATTAAAAACATCACGAATATCAATCTCAGCCCTCCCATCATTTAAACGCATAATATTGAGTAACCATATAATTTCGCGGTAACTATTATACATTGGTGTACCAGTTAAAAGAAGTAGACGTGTCATGAGAAACGGTCCGAATTTTACTAATTTTTCTAACTGTTCAGCAACAGCACGTGTGCCGCTTTTCTCATCTGTGCTTTTTATATTATGAAACTCGTCAATTACAATAAGAGAATTACCGAATACCAGTTTTAATTTCTGCATCATGATTTTCGTTCGATGAGACTTGTCAACAATTTCATCACTTACGGTCGATGTTTTTTCAATAAGATTCGCAAACTGGTCATAACCTAGAAAGCGGTATGACCGGCGAATAATTTTTTTAATTTCGGAAACAACTTTTTCTTCTTCCATTCCTTTCATATTCATTGGATTTATTTCCCTCAAATATTTGTTACCAGTACATGAGCGGATATTCCAAATACCGTCAATTAATTTAAGTTTATTTTTATCAAACAGTTGTAGTTTAAAATTTTGCTGGACATTCGGACTAGCAACAATAATAATTTTTTGAGATGTTGACATGCCGATTTGAACAAGGTAGTCACGCATTTCTTCACATATTGTTATTGCAGAACATGTTTTGCCGGTTCCTAAACCGTGATATAGGAGAAGACTATTATATGGTGTTTGAAAAGAAAGAAAATTGCGAACAAACAACTGATGTGGAGATAATTCGAAGTCGGCGTTGCACATTTTATTAGAATGTTTTTTTATTGCTTCTAAACTATCTTGTACAGTTCCGTCATATCTAGTATCTGCAAATTCCTTTTTAGATGCAATTTTAATATTAAATTCTGGGTCATCTAGAGTTGGATATAGAAAATTATACGAGTTTTCATCAGTTTGTGTTTCTAATTCTTCGGAAGGTGATGGAGGTGACTCGTCGCTAAGTTTTGAAAACTCTTCATTAAAGTGTTGAATCGATTCTCTTTCTGCTTCGCCTTTTTCTTTTAAAAATTTATTCTGTTGTCTTTTAGATTTTCTAGACATGTCGGGGTTAAAAATAAATTCTTTTTGTAGCTTTTGTTGTTTGGGGGACATATTTGAAAGAAGACGTTCTTGCAACTCTTCTTGAAATTTAGACTCACTTCCTTCTTTTTTACCTTCTGAGTCTCTACCTTCTGAGTCTCTACCTTCTGAGTCACTTGTTTGTATTTCTTCAGAAGATTTTGCAGGTATGTAAGGTACTTCTTGTTCTGACGAAGATGATAATGATGGTATAGATGGTGTACTTTTTTGTGTAGCTTTTGTGGATGACGTAGATGGCGATGGCGATAATGGTGTCAATGTTTTTGATGACTTAGATGGCTCTGTTAGCGTTGTAGATGATGATTTTGATTTGGATTTGGCTGTTAAAGTTGATGACGATGATGATGGCGATGATGATGGCGATGATGATGGTGGTGGTGGTGCTTGTGCCTCTGCCTCTTCTTGTGCTTTCTGTTGTCTAAGATGTTGTAAACTTTCTGCTGCAGCAGCTTCTACTTCTAAAGACGGCGCCCTTGATAAATCATCACTTCTAATATCATATCCAGGACTACCATGGATACTTTCTCGTGAAGGTGTACTGGACATAACTAACCCTTCTTGACTTGGTGTGCTAATATCTCTACCCCTTGCTCTATCATCTTTACTTTCACTTTTAGAAGATGAAATCTGTTCCCTAGGACGAACAGATATATTAATACCCGAATTCTTGCCGTCGCTCGGGAAAGAAATATTAAAATCTTGTATATTGCTTCTAGTTGTTGATGGTGTCATATTTCTGTCTGCACCGCGTGTTCCTGATGATGCTTTAGAAAGACTAGAAAAATTGGGAAAACTTAGAGACTGACGTGATGCAGTTGATAGTGATTGTATGTTACTTCTTTTACCCTGACTATAACTAGTATTTTCATAAATATCGCGCTGGTTACCTTGACCTAGACCTGGACCTTGCCCTTGACCAGAAGAAGAGTCGGGTGATGACGACGATGAACTACCTAAAAAAGAACCAACAGAACCTGGGGGCATAGAAAACTTAACATCTGAAAGAACAGGCATTAAAATAATACCCTTGTTTGAATCAGCTACAACTTTTATAAAGGGGTCGAGTGAAGATAATGCAGAAGCAGCAGCTGCAGCGGGACCAGCGCGTACACCTGCACCTTGTCCTTGTCCTTGTCCTTGTCCTGGATTAAGTAGCGTTCGAAGATTTTCTGGAATATTAATTTGTTTAACTTTGATTGATGGTTTTTTGGGGTTTTGGTCTTTTTTTTTATTTGGGCCTTGTTCCATTTAATATATACTATAAATGAATAAGTAATTCTTATATAATGTTAATATAATCTATATTCTTGTAAAACTCTATTTATTTTTTCAATTATATTAATTTTTTCTAAATTATAAGGGCGAATACAATTTATACATTCTTCAAAACTAATCCATTTTATATTTCGAACTTCTGATTTCTGATATTCTTGGATTTCTTTAGTATTATTTGTCATGTAAGCTAGGTAGTATTTGTGTTTATAACTTTTAATATTTGACCCGATAAACATTTCCTCATATGGTATAATATTTTCAATAAGTTTAAAATCGCATAAAGCATATCCTGTTTCTTCTGTAAACTCTCGAAGCCCACAATCAATATCCTTTTCTTGATAATTTCTTCGACCTTTAGGAAATCCCCATTCGGGTTCATTCCAGTTTGTAGTGGAAGAATCGATTAATGATTTTAAATTATATTCAATATCTTTAATTTTAATTCCCTTTTTCAAAGATTCAAATTTATCTTTAGAAGATGTTTCTTCACCTCTATATTGAAGACCCGAATATTCTCCCCATAGTAGTTTCCACATATCTTCAAATTTCATATTTAACAGTTTGTTTTTTTCTTCAAGTGTCATTTCATTAATCAGTGTTTGTATGTATTGTAAGTTATATAAAGGATACTTACCACGTATAAATTCTACAAATCCGAAACTATCATTCCTTTGTATTAAAAGATATTCGAGGCAGTTATTGGTTGTACTATATCTAAATGAAATAATTCCAATACTTGTTATAGGGTTTTTGCAGTCGGCTAATAAATGTCCTGTTTTTCCACAGTTATTGCAAAAATTATTATATGTTAATTTTAATGATTTTGAATTCATAGTTATATGTATTCTTTGTTATCTTTTTATATTGTTTCTAATTAGAAATGGTATTAGATTCAAATGTTTGGGGTCCACATTATTGGTTCGTTCTTTTGTCGATAGCTATTTGCTATCCGATTCATCCTAATGACGTGACAAAGAAAAAGTATTATGAACTAATTCATAATTTTCCATTATTTATGCCTGATTCAAGGATAGGTAATAAATTTAGTGATTTAATTGATAAGTATCCAATAACCCCTTATTTGGATAGTCGTGACTCTTTTATTAAGTGGGTTCATTTTATACATAACCGTGTGAATAAAATGACTGGTAAAGCCGAAATATCTCTTACTCAAGCATTAAAGGAATATTACTATAACTACAAACCTAAAGCAATAAAGATACAAGAAGAGCTTAAATATAGGCAAAAATTAGTATTCTTTTTAATTTTAGTTGGGGGTGTTGTAGGTATATATTATTTGTACAAGAAATAAAATAAATAAAATAAATAAAATAAATAAAATAAATAAAATAAATAAAATAAATAAAATAAATAAAATAAAATATGTTAATATTATAACAATGAAATATAATAAAAATATAAATAAAAAAATAAACGGTAAAACAATAAGAAGAACAAGAAGAACAAGAAGAACAAGAACAAAAAAAATAAAAATAAGAACGAATAAGAAAAAAGTAAATAGTATATATGATGGAGGTGCAGCTTTTGTAAAAGGTGGTTTTGGATGCGTATTTAAGCCTGCGTTAAATTGTAAAGATTCAGAATTAAACACACCTCTAAATTATGTGAGTAAACTTATTGAAGCTAAACATGGTAAAAGGGAATATATGTACATATATAATATCAAAAAAAAGTTAGAACATTTGCCTGCAAATATAAAAAAATATTTTTTGCTAGATAATGTTAATATGTGTGAACCGAAACCACTAACAGAACAAGATAAAGTAAAAATAGAAGAAGTATGTGACTATATTTTGACAGACAATAAAGATAAGACGACACAAGAACCGATAAATTCGCAAAATATAAATGATAATTTAGATAAGTTTAAAATAATAAATATGCCTGAGTTGAGTATATCATTAAGTAATTATATAAAAAACAAACAGCTTACACCTGTCGATTTGGTTAACCTTAATAATAATATTATTGAGTACTTGACAATTGTAATACCAACTTTATATAAAAATGGAGTAGTTCATGGTGATATTAAGCCTGATAATCTTATGTTTAACATGTCTGATAATAACACACTTGTTGTAATAGACTGGGGATTATCGTATGTATTAGACAGTGATAGGAAAAATGTACCGGAGGCTTTATATACTTTAGGTACTCAATGGCACCATCCATTTTCTTCTTTTTTATTTAAAAAACATGTAACAGAAAAATATGATACTTTACTTCAAAAGTTTAAAAAAGAAGGAACTTTAGTGACGAGAGATAACTTGCGAGAATTTGCTATGTCAGCATATAAAACTTTTATGAGTAAACATGAGAAACAATTTTTATTTTTAAATGAGACATTCATGAATGTTTATGGTGAAGAGTTATCGCAAAAATTAAAAGAGGCCAGACGTAGCGACATTGAGAACTATATTTACAATCTGGTTATTACTTATATTGTTGAATATATTATTGATATATTGGTAACATATACGATTGATTATAAACTAGACATGGGAAGATATTTTTATGAAGTATATTTACTGAATGCTGATACATGGGGGATAATGTCTACATATAGTGATTTAATTGAGACTATACCTTTAATGACTAACATGACAAGTGTTGAACGAAAGACGGTTACCGGTATGTTGATGAAGATATTAATTCAGAACTTGTATAAAAATGGAAGTAAAGTAATAGATATACCTAAATTAGTAGATGATATTGAAAAGTTAAATAAATATTTTATGAGTATAAGTAGTAAAACAAGCCGCAAAGAAAATATTGGTAGAGTTAGAAATTCAGCTGTCGCGGCGATGGATTTAAAAAAGTCTATGGTTGACAAAGGATTAATGGGAAATAAGATTGTTTATGATAAATTAGAGAAATATTCTAATAAATCAAGAGGTCGACTACCAAACGTTCAAGTTGCTGTAGTAACAGGAGGGTATAAAACAAGAAAAAATAGGAAAAATAGGAAAAATAGTAAAAATAGAAAAATATACAATAAAACCTAGAAATAAGTATATATGAATATAAAAATTATTATATGTTGAGTATATAGTTAACAATATATAATGAAGATAGAATTAATAATATTTATAGTAACAGGGTTATTGATTGCTAATACTTACTATGATGGTAAGTTAATAAAGATATTGAATACTGTAAAAAGTAGTAAATATTTAAAAATGGCGACATTTGCTTTTGGTGGACTTTCATTGTATTTATTTTTTAAGAAAAATCCCGAGAATTCTAGAGATTTTTTAGGTCGAGCAAATGATATGATAAAAACACTACCGATGACGCGCGAATCTATGGGTTTAATTAGTCCATTTTTAAACTTAACAAATACAAAATCATTTACAGATACAAATCAAGATATTTATATGAATGGCGGCGCTTTAAGTAATAGTAGTGGAAATGTAAATGGAAATGGAAATCCAGGTGTTAACCGAATGATGATGTCGGGCAGAGGAACTACGAAACGAAGTGTAAGCGAAACAAAGAAAAAGTTTGTTGCAGCAAACCAGAATTGGTTATGTGGAGACTGTAAACATCAGTTGCCTGCATGGTTTGAGGTAGATCATGTAATAGCTTTACATAACGGTGGTTCAAATGAGGTTAGTAATTTAGTAGCATTATGTCGGGATTGTCATGGTAAAAAAACAGCTATGGATAGATTAGACCATTCGTAATTGTAGCAATGTATATATGAGTGTGTGAGCGTGTGAGTGTGAGTGTGAGTGTGAGTATGTATGTGTGTGAGTATGTATGTATGTGTGTATAGTAACTTGAAAATCAAAAACAATAAATAGCAAATGAATAAATGTTTTTATATATTAATTATAATAGGATAATATATAAAAATGGATAGTATACCATCCACAAATGCGACATCATCATCAACATCACCATTAAATATTATTTTATCAGTAACGAGATTTATTATTTTCGCATTATTGATAGTGTCATTTGTTATGTTATTTACGACAGGTGGTCTAATAAAAAGTTACATGATAGGTATATTTTTATTTTTAATAATAGTGTCTATATGTGGTTATAATAATATAGCCAATTTAGGTATTTTTCAAAATATAAATTTTTTGACATTACTATGGTGTTTGCCTGTAATAATCGTGTTAGTTATTTCTAGAAAAGATTTATCTGAAAAAACAAGGGATATTACAGACCCTCTTTCGATTATATTAACAATTTTATTAGCATTAAATTTCACCATAGACTCAATTTTACAATTTATAGGCAACATTATTGGTTGGGTCGCGCGCCTATCTAATGTATTATTGCCTTTATTAATTGGACTAGTACTAGCAACGATGATATTAAGTGTTGTTTTTTACTGGGATAAAATAAGCACAAAGGTGAAATTATTATTTTTGGCCGCAGTAGTTTTAGGGGCTTTATTCATAATAAATGGTGAAAATATTATTGCATACATGGCGACAAATAGTATATCATTGGGTATAAATTTAATGGTTATTTTTGGTTTTGGTATTCTAAACTATATTTTATATAAATATACAGACAATGGATTATTAGCAAATGTATTTCAAATACTATCCGTATTATTTTTAGCAAGATGGATTTACTTATATACTTTTAAGTTTTACGGTTCATCCGGTGTTAAGACGTTCACATCTACGTTAGGAGCAGGAACTGATAAGAAACCTGCCCCCAACGCCTTTTTATCTTACTTGACAGACATAAATTTTTACTGTGAAACAATAAAGTCTTTATTTACCGGGATAATTAAGTATTTTCTACTAGCAATATTTTTATTTTACGTATGGTTTACGATTTATATTTACTATAAAAATAGTTTCGAATTTTTAACTACATATAAAACTTTATCGCTTCTAGGGTTTTTGGCGATTGGGGTACTATTATTGGTACTATTGATTTATACAATGTCAGGTGGTTCGGGTGTGAAAGAAATTGGACCTTATACTGAACTTATATCTAAAATAAGTTTATCATTTATTGGTTTCGCGGTTGTTCTAGGATTACTTATTTATGGACTATCGAAGGTAATGTCTATACCATCTACTCTAGAACAGGTTATAAGTATTATTAACTTTCTGTTACTAATGGGTCTTGTTGCATTAGTTCTTAGTCTATTTAACTTCAACACATCTAGTAGTTTAGTTTTATCTAATAATACTGGTCTAGGATTTATATTTACTTTCATTCTAAAACTAATTTTGTATATTCCTTGTTTTATTATTGACTGTTCAAATGTGTTAAAAGAACAGTTACAGTTAGCAAAGAAAGAGTATACTGTTGTAATTATATTACTAATTGAGATAGCATTAATAGCTTCCAAGTTTTTGATTCCAAAAATATTTAATAAAATAATAACTAGTGATGGTATTGTGCTGACAGATAAAGTATATCCATTAGAAATAAAGAACCATGTACCTATTCCTAGCTCACTTAAGGTCTTGACTAAAAGCGTAAACTACGGAGTATCTAGTTGGATATATATTCATCCTGTTCCAAATAATACAAATGAAGCGTATATTCAAAATACATCATTGATTAATTGTGGAAATGTACCCGATATGCAATTTAATGCAGAAAAAGGTGCAATTATATTTTCCGTGGATGTTACAGATGCGAATGGAAGTAAACGCACCGTTATAGTTCCTGATAAAAAGACACAACGAGATGTAAAAATAGTATATTCAAGATGGAATAATGTTTTTGTAAACTTTGTAGATGGCGGTATGGATATATTTGTAAACGGGGATTTAGTAATATCTGAACCAAATATAATACCCTATCAAAATCCAAATGGTGTGAATATAGGTTCATCGCCTGGTATATACGGAGAGATGTGTAATTTAGTATATTATAAGACGCCTGTATTAGCACAGAACATAAAGTTAATGTATGAATCTATGAAAGATATGAATCCTCCTGTAACAGTGTAACTATGCATTTTTTTATTGTAAAGTATTAAATTATAACTATTGTTATTCTTATTATAATTATTGTTATTCTTATTATAATTATTGTTATTGTTATTATAATTATTGTTATTATAATTATTGTTATTGTTATTATAATTATAATTACTGTTATTAAGAAAAATTTCTAGGTGTATATTATAAATGGATTTAAAATTAATATTAGGTGTTGTAATTGTTGTGATACTTTTATATATTATATGGAGTTACTTTTTCACTTCAATGGAGGTACTGATGTCTTTCCAAAAAGGAACTGAATTATTTAGTATGTCTCTTGATAAAGTAGTGGATAGTTCTAAAAATAATTATTCATTTTCCGTATGGACTTATATTGATGACTGGGGTGTAAACTATGGAAATAGTAAAAATATTTTAGCAGTAGCTCCTGGTACAAAGAGTCCATGCTTCTTTGCTTTATATTTTTCTAAGACTACCAACGACTTGAATATATATATTGAGCCTGATAATCCGAATAATGTAGGAAACAATGAAAATGTATACAATTCGCTTTCGTCTACTTGTAGTGTTACAAATTTTCCCTTGCAGACTTGGGTGAATATATCGGTTAGCGTATATAATCGCGCAATAGATGTCTATATAGATGGTAAATTAATAAAGACATGTAGTATGACTACAGTTGCATCGCCGATTTCAAAAAGTAGTACTATTTTCATTGGAGGAAATAAGACTCCTGATAATTATCAGGTTCCAGGATTTTCCGGTTTTATCGCGAGCGTGGTATACAGTCCCGATGTATTTAGTCCGAAAGAAGTATGGGATATTTACTCTAGAGGATACACTAATTCGGCATTTGACTTGAATGCTCTTAAGAGGTATAAACTTGAACTGGCTTTCTTGAAAGATAACTCGGTTTTGAAGAGTTTCAGCATTTAGTTAAAAATTAAAATTAAATAGTAAATAGTTGATAGTTAATAATTAATCAATTAATGATTAATTATTTTAGTAGTAATATATTAAGCACTATATAAATATTTTATATCTAATATATAAATATAAATATAAATGGCGGAACCATCATCATTAAAAACTCCAGACCTTGAATCATCATTTAAGGATTTATTACCGGGTGCAGATGCATCTCCAGGGCCTGGTGCTGGCCGTGGTCCTGCCGATGTGGACCTTGGGCCAAAAACACAGTCCGGATTCAAAGATTTTAGTTCGGCAAGTGTAGTCGAGGGGTCTAAAGATTTTTTAGAATCAAATAGTTGGATTGCAAAAATTGCTTTCCTCTTAATGGTTATAATAGGGTTTGCTATTTTGTTTCGACTCATGGTAGCTCTTATTAGTTGGTTATTTTCCCCAAGTGGTAAAGTTGTATTGGTAGATGGATATATAAATGGTTCTGATTCTACAATAATATCTCAAAACCCTGATATTAAAAAATCCATTACAATTATTCGCTCTAATAATGAAAAGACCGGTATAGAGTTTACATGGTCTGTTTGGTTATTTTTGAATGGCTTTACAAATGATACAAAGTATCATCATGTATTTAATAAGGGAAACAAGGAATCCAATGATGAGGGCATTGTTTCCCCAAATAATGCTCCCGGTTTATACATAAATCCCAAATATGATGGTATTCGTGTAATAATGAATTCATTCAATGACCCATTGAGTGATACTATAGATATTACGGACTTGCCTATAGCAAAATGGATGAATGTTGTAATACGTGTACAAGGTAGAAACTGTGACGTATATGTTAATGGGCGTTTAACAAAGCGGCGTATTATGAAGGACGTAGTAAAGCAGAACTATGATGATGTAAATATTTGTTTAAATGGCGGATTTTCAGGATACTTATCTAACTTGACTTATTATAATAATGCAATAAGTATTGCCGAGATACAGGATATTCTTGTAAGTGGTCCTAAGATGAAATCAGCATCTAGAAGCTTTGATGATAACTTTAACAGACCACGGTATTTGGCGGATAGATGGTATTTTGACCAGAACGATGTACCTGCTATCAAATAAATACAACTGCATTTTTCGAGTTGATGGTGTAACTATTTTGATGAAAACACCGGCCATTTGGTGCCGCCAGCTGAATATGTTTGTGGCTGTCTATAGTTATTAAACGGTGCATCAGTATTGAAACAAAGTATAACAGGTTTACCAGGGACGTTAGAGCTACTGGATGGGTTACACACAATAGGAGAAGGTATTCTCCAACAAGTTAATGTATTATCAACTTGTTTTAATCCTACATCTGGCGTGTTATCTATATTTGTAATATTAGGATATGTATTTGTTTGTGACTGAGAAGCCCATGCTTTTTGTCGCGTAAGTTGATTTCTAGAAGCCATAGACCACAACATTGCTTTTGTAAAGTTTAGTCTTCCATTTGCCGGACACTGTAAAACATTTGATTTCCTTTGCATGTCATACCCCGCATTAGCTATATTGTTTTGTGCTGTTTTAAAACTAGGACAATTTGGTTCAAATCGTGACCATAAATATGTAGGTAGACTATTATTAAAAGGCATAGCTTGTGCGATATTGGATGGTGCGCTATTTCCAATTGCGTTTGTGGCAAATACTTGGAAACAATATGTTATACTATTATTTACGACAGCGACGCTATCAAAGTTGGCTATATAATAACTTGTCCCTGTTCCTTTATATAATTCCATCCAGTCGCCGAAGCCACCGACTTTATATTGTAGGGTGTATGTTATTGGTGATGTTCCCGATGAGGCATTCCATGATAAAGAAACAGTACCACCATCTGCGGTTAATGCTATTAGATTTTGTGGTTGGGATGGTTTTGACATTATATTATTGTATTATTATATTATTATATACTTATTTAAAAATGTATAATAATATTTGTGTTATATTTTAGTGTATTATGTTGTTATATCTTATTTTATATAGTAATCTCTACGGTTAATTTTTCTTTATTTTCATAAGATGATATGGAATAATAATTAAATTTATTAATTAAATCATTGTAAATATTCATGTCTACATTTTTAGTTTTAATTACTTTATATAATTTAGCTATTGGATTTTCAGGATGTAATGTTTCGCATATAATATTATTTACATTCATCGTATCATAATTTTCCATCAGTACGTTATAAAGAACGTTTCCATCATAATTAACTTTATACACATTATTTAGTTTTCCAATAAGCAAATCAGCTTTTACCATTTGATTTTTGTAAAACAATTTATGGTTTTTACTTAATATAGTTTTTTTTGATGGAATTTTTTTTCCTAAAGAATTTTTCTCAAAACAAACCAAATAACTATCAACAGAAATAGTTTTAGTTATTTCAATTATTTTTTTTGAATCAATAGTGTGAATATTCGGTAAAATGGTTTCAATTGGAATTATTCCTTGATCTGTTTCGATTGGTGTTCCTGGTGGAAAACATATATTAGATACTATATTAGACTCAGGCTTTATGGCATATATCAATGACATTATATTTGAATCGTAGTGTGGTAAATAATGACAATGAATTACTGACCCAATATTTGGAATATATGGATAACTAGTAGTGTCTTCACTAGGATAATATGGCCAAGTGATAGCAAACGATATTGACTGTTGAGGACCAATTTGATAAATATCACGTCCATATGTTTGTGTTAATCCTAATGTTTCTTCGCTTCCTGGGGTTCCCGGTGTACTGTTAGTTGTTGATAATGATTTATAAGAAAATCCACCTGTAAGATGAAAATGTAGAGGATGCGAGTCTTCATGGTCACCATTTAAATATGTCCAAATTTCAGTTGATCTTAATTTTGCAGAAAAAACATTTATATTATCATTTTGCATCTCATCATAAAGACCAATATGTATTTGGTTAGCTGGAATTATAAGTTGTGCATCACGTCTAGGGCACAAAATTGGTTTTTGTATATTTTGATCATTTGTTGAATAATATGGATAAACATCTTGGATAATATTATCATACACACCGTATAGATATTCTTCATCACAAGGAGTATCCAGAGAACAACATGGCCCAGAATTTGGGGTGGGTGGTGTTAAGTTAATATTACTTGTAATATTTTTACCCATCATTTGTAATATAGCCCATCGTCCAATTATTCGTATACAAAAATTTGAACTATTTTTTGTTTTAATAACTGCTGATTTAAAATATTTTACTGTACCATTTACTAAATTTATTCCATATGGAAAAAATGACCAGTCAAATGATAATATGGTGTCTGCTGAAAATGTTTGTCCATTTAAATTTATATTGGTTGTTTTTAAACTATTATTTAATAAATCTACCCATTGTTGAATGTTTAAGTTTATTCTTGGATTCGATGGTGGTAATGTTATTGTAATATTAAAAATTGGTACTGATGTAGTATCGGAATATGATATACTGTCTTGAAAACCTTGAATTGTATATGTATCATTTGATATCATAGCGATATTAAGATAATTATCATTAGTTTTTGTAACTCTAAAATCAGACGTGGGAAGAACATTTGGTTTATAGTTATTGGGAGAGTTACTATATTCGATAAGCGCTTGATTAATATCAAGTTCTGCTGAATTCCAGAAGTCAACACGAATTCTCATTGAGCCATTAGACCATTCTGTTATTCCGTGTACATTTTTACCTGTAGTATCTGTTATATAAGAATTTCCGGAACTACCATTGCTATAGTTTATGTCTGTTTCTCCCCAAATACAAATATTTCTTGTTGGGGTGGTTGAATTCACTTTTGGAAGGTTATAGTAATATGAAGGATTTAAACTACTAATATATTCACTATCAACTAATGGTGGTATTCCATTTTTATAAATAATATTATTAATTGTAGTTAATATATTTTGTTTAGAAAGAGAATTATTGTCCGAGATATTTGTAATATATAAAAATGGTCGCATTATGCTTGTTGTTGGAACAGGGTGATGTCCATTAACAATTGTTTCATTTATTTGAGGGATGGATGATATAATGGGATAATTTAGAGTTGTTTGAGCCCAGCTTTGTGGATTTATATGTAAAGGGTCTGGAATAGGAGAAGGATATGGTGTTTGTGATGACTTTGTAAAATCAGGAAAAACACCTATTGTACTACTTACCCACCCAAACTTTTCTGTTAAATCATAATCGTACGCAAATAAATAGGCGCTTGTAATAGTTGTTAAATCTACAAGTATTGAAATGCGACCACCAACAGGGATAAATTGAATGGTAGTTAGTACCGGAGCACATATTCCTTGGTCTGTTTGAACTGTATAAAATGGTAAAATATTTTTATCACTGTCACACACACCCAAATAAAATACACGGAAATTTCCAGTTATATTTGCAAAATCAATCTTAACAATATTTTTATTAGTATTATGTCTGAGAATATTAGAATAAGGCACTGTTGCTGACGGGTCTGTGTACCATTGAATTGTTGATATTCCGTTTATAGCTGTAAAGCAAGATCTATTTGAATCTACAGGTCCTAAGTTTCCGAATACTTGACATCCATTTGAATCTAAATCCACATCTAAAAAATTAAGAACAAGATGGTTGTCTCCATATATAAATAAATCAGTAAATGGTTTCGATATATTATCTGTAACCACTATAGACCCCACTATACCAGCATAAACTAACTGAACATCGCGAAACATGCTATGCGCATGATACCAACATAGCGCTGAGTTATTTTTAATTACAGGAAGTTGGATATTCACGCTAGTGCCAAGTGATGTGCTGGGTCCAAATACTCCAAAAGAGCCACCTCCATCAACTAAACCTGTGTTCACAAATCCATGAAAATGTAAATTGGTTGTAAATTTTGTAGAGTTAACAAAGTTAATTAATGGAGCACTTCCTTGTGGAAATAATAAGGTTGGCATTCCAAAACTATTATCCGCAGTCAATATACCATCGACATATACCTTACTCCCGAATATTGGTTTATTTTTTATATCAAGACCACTTTGATTAGCATCAGGTGAAAAACGATGGGTAGTGTTCACAATTTCTATTTTAACATTATTATTTATAGATAACTGTGAAAAATCAGTTAACTGTGCAATAGGCAATTCAATCATTTATAAATGTCTATATTTTATTTGTATATTATTTTTAAATAATTTTAAAAGAAATATACTTTCTCATTGTTGTCAATTCAAACACATATTTTAAATGATAACACATGTAACAATAACTAACATTAAACCCTAAGCCGCGGGTTTACGCATACATCCATGGTCGGAAAAATATCACCCGACATACATTTCATATCTTGTGAGACTTCAATACAACTTCTAAATCCTCTATCTTCGCCAATATAACAGTATCCTGATTTTGACCTCGGTATTTGAGTGCTACTTGTCGCATCATCCGCAACAGGGTTCTGATTTTTAAGAGCATATTCCAGAGCTTTCTTTACCGATTCTTCCTTTTCTTTTTCACGACTTGTCTCTTCTTGATAGGATTCTGGAGATGAAGCAGGAGGGCGAGCAGATTCGCCCTTGTTTATTAACGGGGTTCTCCTTTCATTTGGTTGGATAGGAATAGGTTGCAAATAGGGGTTGGCGCGAGGCATACCTATAGATGCGGGTCCAGGTGTTGAGGCAGTTGTCGAAGTTGTATTTGGTGGAGTAACGGTTATTGGTTTTGTGCCTATATTTGTATCGAGTTGATTTATTGTATTTGTGCCTGTATTAGAGTCGTTGCCGGGTAGTGAACCACCGGTTCTATCTGCGACAATGGGTGTAGCCTTCATTAAACCGACAGATACTAGTAGTGGTGCAATGTTTGTATCAAAAAACTGCTTAATCCACTCTGCAACATTACCTAAATATCCTGTTAAATTGAGAGTAAATATGAGAACTATAAGTAAAACGACAATTACTCTAAATACGAACCACCATGTTGATGGAGGTGCTTCTTGCCCGGTAGAACTTGCGACAGATGCTGCTTCTGATGGAGATAAAATAGATAATAGTTTATTTGATTTAAACGTGATACCTTCATCTGCGTCGGCGGCCTCCATATCGGCTCCGTTTGATTGTGGTGTTGGTTCTTCGGGTTTTTTAACGTCGCGTTTTTTCAAAAAATCAAAAAATGAAGACTTACTTTCTTCTTTAGGTTGTGCATCTTCGCCTCCTTTTAGCATGCTGAGTGCACGTTTTAAAGAATTAGATTTACTTTTTGTTTTCGTCTTCGAATTGGATTTTTCTTTCATCATATTAAAATATAACTATAAAATATTTAATGATTTAGTTTTTTATTATTTATTTATTTTGTTATTATTTTGTTATTTATTTTGTTATTTATTAATATTTTATATTATACTATACTATACTAAACAATACAATAAAAATAAAACTAAATGAACTCTTTTATTGTATCTTCAATACTGTTAGTTCTTGTTGACTCGGTTTATTTGTACTTTATTGGAAAACCGGTATTTGAGAAAACGGTAGCGGTGATTCAGAATTCATCACTTGTTGTGAATATAGCACCAGCAGTTTTCACATATATTCTTATGGCGATTCTTCTTAATTATTTTATTATCTCTGTAAACAAGTCAGCATTTGATGCGTTTATATTGGGATTCTGTACATATGGTATTTTTGATTTTACCAACATGGCTATATTCAAAAAATATAATTTAAGAACAGCGATTACTGATACTTTATGGGGTGCAATATTGTTTTTTTCTGTTACAACTATTACTTATTATTTAAAGAGTGCGAAGGTGTTGTAAATTAGCTTGTTTATTCATTCATTCATTATGAAATCAAATTTATTCATCATTTGTAACTTGTCAATCGACTTTTCGAGAGAGCTTTTTCGAATATCTGTCATTAAGTAGTCTACTTTAGGGCCTATTTCATTTTTCTTTATTTGTTTATAAACTGAATTTATTTTTTTTACTACGGATTCTACTAACTCCTTGTCTTTTGTTATTTCTATTTTAGTATCATATTTTTCGGTTAAAATAGAAATTGCGTAATATATCAAGTAACGCCGCTTTTTTTTAACACCTGGTGTATATTTTAAGCAATATAGGTTTAATATACTATTCAGTATTTTAACTTTTATATTATCGTGATTTTTCGAATTATTGATTATTATTTCCCATAGAATCCAAATAGGGTCCATTTGAAACTTTTCGTCTACGGGTATATTACTTCTGCGTTCGCATAGACACTTTTCCTTTTTTTTTGCGCATATTTTTTGAAATTCCATTATCCACTCTAGCCAAAAACATGCTTGTAAAGCATTATTCGATTCGGGTGATACATGGTATGCAAATTCATTAATAGCAATAAATAATTCTTTGGGGTCATCTTTACGATAAATGGACTGAGCATATGATACAGAAGGTGCTTTTAACTTATTTGACATGTGTGTTATATCATATTCTTCTTCTTTATTTATTTTTATACCTTGGAAGCTATGTTTTTTGTTGCTGGAACATATAATACAAATTATTTCTGCAAACATGCTTCTGATTTTGGGGTTATTCCTTAAACGTAACAAGTCATCTCTATAGCCTGAAGATATAATAGTTTTAAAGTTTTCATATCGCATTTCTAAGTATATTGCTAATTTTGGATTAGCTAAGTGAATATGTTTTCCTAAAAATGTTAGTATAATGTCCCATAAGTCTAAAAATTGTCCAGCACAAATAAGTTCGGAACTCCAGTTACATGCGTGTTCAATTTTTCCATTAAGCATAGAGTTTAGTAATTCTTTACGTACATCTGTTTTTTTATATTTTGAGAAAGACTCTCCTTTAAATTCGGCGACAGTCCTTATATCATTAATTTGAAATTCTGGTTCCATATACTATTTTTTCTATAAAAAATATATATTAATAATACATATAAATAAATGACAATTATTGACACAGCAATTAATAGAATAAATACTTCTTCGTGTTGGGTAGTAATGTTGGTATTTTTAATTATTCTTGTTTCTATTGTATACATTTATCGCTTATTCTTTTTAGAAACAACGTCTAAAGAAAGTGGTTCCACTACAAACCAAGAGGGTTTCACTATAAATCAAGATTTTACATTAAAAATGGGCGAAGAATCTCTGGATGATTTTTATGCTAATATGTATGAAAACTTGTTTTATAGTGATATGTATGATGATTATGAAGTTGGTATTATTTTAAATAAGGCTGCTCCTGTTACTCGAACCGATGCTTTAGTTATTGGTTCTAAAACAGGTAAACATGTAGACACACTAAGAGAAAAGGGTTATAATGGTTATGGTATGGAAAAATCGAATAATATGATAGAGTATTCGATAAAAAAATATCCAGAAAATAAGTATATTTTAGGAGATGGTACAAATCAGCTTACATTTGATTCAGAGAAGTTTACACTGATTACTTTGCTAGATTTTACGATTTATAGTATTTCAAATAGACGACTATTGTTTGAGAATTGTTATAAGTGGTTAGCTCCTGGTGGATTTTTAGCGATTCATTTAATAAATGTTGGAGGTTTCTATGATTCACAAACATATGGTGCAAGGGAGCGAAGATTCTCGCCAACAGTTATGCGTTTATTTAATACTAAACATGTTAAAAATCCTTTAGGAAACAATGATGCGATTGTAGATGATATCATATATAAGTCGGATATGTTTATGCAGGACCCCGATAGTATAGAACTTCGTGAGACATTTAAAAATAGGAAAAATGGTAAAAAGCGACAAAATGTTCAGAAATTCTTAACACCAGACCAGACTGTAATTTTAAGCGAAGCTAAAGACTCGGGGTTTAATATGTTATCACAGTTCGACCTTCTTCCATACGATAGACCATTTCAATATATATACATTTTATATAAACCTGCAAACTAAGCAATGCGACACTGTTCGCTCTATCTTTATGGCGATATATATATGCTATTAAACTTATGAGACGTTACAGATGCGTGAGATTAATTGAAATTCGACTGATAAATAGATAACTCATACTATTGAAAATAGTTGTCTACGTATTGTATATGTTCATATGAAATCGTATAAAATATGTAAAATATATGTTGATAGTTATTATGATATGTTATTGTATTATATCATAATAAGTGTAATAATATTTGTTTTATTATTAAATGGTTATAATAGAGTAAAATATAAATTTTGGGCGAGTCAGCCTATATTTTATAGATATAATATCATAAATTGGTGCAGATTAAATACAGTATTATCATATGAAAATCCGACAGACACGATTCATTTAAATTTTTTAAATAATAATGTTTGTTATATTACGAATACTAATGTTCCAGCCAAAATAGGGAATATATATATAAACGAAATTGATAAAAGTATTACATATTATGAAGATATAATATCGTTAATAAATAATTATCCATATTTTAATAAAAAGTATAATAATGGTAACATTAAATTTATAGATGTGAATCGAAAAATAGATAAACTGGTTTTTAAAATATTATTAGAAAACCATGACTATAATCCAATAGTAACAGTAAACTATAAAAATATATATAAAAGTGATAATGATACTTCTAATGTTATTTCTGTACGTAATATAGTTGGTGTTATTATTTCGATACCGTTTTACTGTTTTTTTAGAAATAAAAAAGGTACTAATGCGTCAATGCCTACTTATTTTTCACAAATTTATTATAATTCGAAAGAAATAGACGAGACACATGTCACGGAGATGATTAAAACGTATAACTATAAAATGGTCAGTGATTGGGATGAGGTAGTAAGGAGAGAGCGAGATTATATACACTCTGAAAAATATGAGATGCAACAGATGCGTGAGATTAATCAAAAATCCGATGATGTAAATAAAAAATCAAATACTGCAAAGATTGAGAATATTTATGAAAAAAATGGATTAAAGATAGTGAAAAGTAAGGAAAAGATATGCACGTCTATTTTCGAGTATACAGGAATAAATATACCAAAACTGGTTGTTCCATTTGTAGAATATCATTCTTTTTATATTCCTATAGTAAACTGGAACAAAGTAGAGTATAGGTTTCATCCTAGCATACAGTTAATACAAATAGGTACACAGAATATAAACATTTTTCTAGATTATTTACAGTTATATCATACAAATAATGTTACAACGTGCAACGATAGTAATAACTATTCTAGGTTATTTGAGGTATCAATATTGCCGTCGTTTTCTCATGTTGTTCATCTTATAAAGAGTGAGATATATTCTATATATGTGTTGTTACAAAAAAACAATGCAGGAATATCGGGTGCAAATACAGATACAATACTTGCTGTATATATGTTTCGCAGGTCTAGTAAAACGATTGTTAACAAAAATGCTAAAAAAGATTCAAGTAAAATTGCATATATACCTACATCTATTCAGATGCCGACTACAACTGATAATTTTTTTATTTGTGGTTTTATAAATTCTCTAAAAATGGAGAAAAAAGGGAATGATATTGGATGTATCTCTATCGATACACTATCGCATAATAAAAAGATAATAGATTATTTTTTGGTGAATAATAAACCTATGTTGGTAGAAAAAAACACATTGTTATTTCATAACTATATTTGTAAAACATTATTACCTGAAAATGTTGTAATAATGAATTGATTTCGAGTTAATTATATATTATAGATTTATCAATCGAATTTCGATTAATCTCACGCATCTGTAACATCTCATGTTGTTATCTTACGTACTTTCCTGACTTTGAAAAAGAGTCTACTATAAAAATTACGAATATACCCAGAAAAGCATACAATATCAAATCCTCAAAAATAGAATTTGTCTTATAATCTTGCTGTTCTTCGAGTAAATCTATAATATAATTTATCTTTTCCATTAATTCACCCTTTGGTTGCTCAGGCATCTCTGACGAGCTCTGATTCAAATATGGGATGAACTGTTTATAGTATTGATTTGCATATGAACTAGGCATATCATTATATGTACTATTTGAAATAGCACCTGATGATGATGTGGGAATATCAGGAGTATATAATGATTTTGAATTGGAACCGGAACCGGAACCGGAACCGGAACCGGTTGTTTCATTTGATGTAGAAGAAGTAGCAGATGTAGCACCTTTATAGTTTACTTCAGGTAAAGGAGGAAACATTCCAGAACCAGAACCAGAACTAAACCCCGAAACATGACTATCGCTACCTTTATAATTTGCTAAATTACTACTATCATCATCATTTTCTGAGTCACTAGCTTCATCCATTGATTTTAATAATGCTGCAAGTTTTGACTCATTTGGGGCAGTTGGTTTATGTTTAATCGTTTTTCTAAGATTCGGATTTTTATTTTTAGAATAGTCATTGTTATCATTATTGCCTAAAATATAGTTATTTCTATTATTTTTTACGGGAGTATACGATGATTTTGAATTTTGTACTGTTGTTCCATTTGCTTCTTCCTCATTATATGACGAAGCAAATAATGCTAAAGGTATAGTCATTCCTATAAAAAAATGAGATATTATTTTAAAAAAAAAACGGAAATTAATTAACAATATTAACAATATTAACAATTTACCTTCCAGACCATACTTTTATAATTGGTAAATTATTACTGTATTCATTTTTTATATATTTATCATAACTTAACCCCCATTTACAATAATTAAAAATAGAACCAAATAATGACGGTTCTTTTAAATTTATTTGTAGTAAACATCCAATTATTCTTTCAAAACCACATCTAGCATCCCTACATGTTATATAAGGTATTAAACATGCAATACGATATTCACTATCTATAAGTTTTAAATAGTCATATTTAACCACTGACATACATCCAAAACATCCATTCCATATACCCAAATCCTTTTTATTATAAAAATTAGTCAGTTTTTCATTATTTAATGCATGTAACATTATGTTTTGATATTTAAAAGACATACTATCTGCGATATGCCGTTTATGAAAATCCCATAACATCTTATAGTTATTTACATTAAATGACATATACTTTTTTATAAACATAGAATCGTGCAACATAACTGCAGTTTCACAAAATTTCGTTTTTAAATAATAATAATAAGGTAGAAATTCACCCCTTTTAGGAAACTCACTTTGTATTACCATGGTATTATCTAGAGGGTCATTCGTAACAAACGAATAGTTACTATTATCATCTATTATTAATATTCTATTTTTTGGATAAAATCTTTTAATACACCTATAACACTCTTTCCAGTATTCATTTGTTTTACTAGAGTTTACATGTCGTAAAATTATAAATCCTATTTTTTCAAGCTCCTTTTCAGGTTCTACTACACGTTCATGTTCGCCGCCACTATCACCCTCTTGAGGAACGGTTTTAGGAACAGGTATAGCTACATTTGTAGGTTCCCATTGTATTGTAGGCAAAATTTCGTTCTCTTTACGAGTAAACACATTTTGTGAAACATGTGGAATATGTGCAGTATTAGATTTAAAATGTGAAGTTAAAAATAAAGGAAATGTAGGGACATTAAGTCTATTTTTATATGATACACGAGGTTTTAATGCTTTTATTGTATTAAGATACATATATTAATGACTATATAGTTTTGATGTATATAATTTATACCATATAAATATTTTTTATTTCTAAATATATAGTAAATAGTAAATAGTAAATAAAAAATGAAGACGCTAATATTTTATAATACTTTACTACTTGCTCTTTTATGTGTTTTTATACCAAGTGTATACAACTATATGTATAGCTCTTTTATAGGAAGAATTGTAATATTATTGCTTATTGCGTATTTTTCAAAAGTAAACTTCTATCTAGCACTTGTATTTATAACAATTATAATCATAAAATCGGCAAACATTTATGAGGGTTTTGAGAAGTCCACGGACCGGTAGCCTGATGATAGACTTGTATAAAACAATCTTATGACATAGTTAATTGTAAGTAAATATTTATATTAAGGAATCACTTGTTTTAATAAATAAAATTAATACAAATAATACAAATAATACAAATAATACAATTGTATTTTTACAAAATTATTAATTTTATTTGTATTGTAAATATATAATATATACTTTTAAAATATAGACAATGGACATTATAAGTAATGCTATAAACTCTTTAAATTCTAGCACATTTTTTGCCGGAATAATGATGATATGTTTAAATATTGGTTCAAGGTATATACAACTTAATTTAGATGAATCAACGGAATCTTACATAAAATATGCTCTTACAAAAGAAATTTTAGTTTTTACGATATCTTGGATGGCGACTAGAAATATATACTCTGCTCTTGTTTTAACTGCTGTTTTCGTCGTTTTAGCAGATTTTATTTTAAATGAAAAGAGCAAATACTGTCTTCTTCCCAAAAAATTCATAAAATCGCGAAAACTTGGTGAATATACAAACAATAAAATTATAACAGATAAAGAATACAACGATGCAATGGATATAGTACAAAAATATAAAACACAGAAAAGTAAAAGCAACCAATTAAATTATTTAGATGCTTACAACATGAATAAATTTTAAAAAAAACTTATATATATATATATGTTTAATTACAAATATATCAAAAATGTTAATATTGTAATATCCAAATTAATTAAACGAATATTATAATATATATTATCAATATTATATAAAATGAGCAAAGAAGAAAAAGATAAAGATAAAGACATTGATGATGATGAAAAAGAAGAAGTGTCATGGTATGAGACTCAACAAAATAAAACAGCCAACATTATTAAAAAATATAACATAGGAACTCTACAAATGTTTATAAGTCCTGAAATTTTAAGTATGACAAGCAAAGAAAGAAAAAAAATAGATAAAGTTTATTATAAAAGAGAATATACCGAAACACCAAGTGAACTACAAAAATCACAAAAAGAATTCGAACTACAAAATAAGCAAAAAGAACAAAAAGAACAAAAAGAACAAAAAGAACAAAAAGAACAAAAAGAAAATATCGCAAAACAAGCACCGGTTACTGATAATAAATCGCCAGTCCTCCCAAATAATCCAGTAAAGGTTGCTCCTCCAGCCCTCCCAGTACCTCCACCCGCTCCTACTAATGCTGCTTTACAGAAAAGAAAGGAAATAATGGTGGGAGGAGGATTTTTTGATTCCGATTTGAATGATAGCCGTGCGCTATATGATAATGACAGAGGAAGACTAGATGCAAATGCTGTTAGAACAGGAACAGGAACAGGAACAGGAATAACAAGTTCCTCTGAAACGTCAAGTTTATTAACTCGTGTATCGAAAGATTCAGAACCTTTTATCGCTTCATTAATAAAATTTAATAACTCTGGTTTTCCAAATAATGTTACTATAAAAGCAAGGATAGACACTTTCTTTAATATAAACCTATTTAAAGCATTCTTAAAAAGATTAGGAGAACCAATTAAACTATATGGAAACGATAATCAAATTGTTTCTGTAGATGATGTCGATGCATTAAATAGAGATAAAGAACAACAAAAAGGTGATAAGTCAAATAGCAAAAATAAAGTATACGAAACAGACCAACAAACACAAGGAAACTATATTACAAATTGGTATCCTGCTCAAGAACAAAAAACACTTATAGGCTCAGTTTACGCTTTTATATATACGAGACCAACAGAACAAGAAATGAAACAACAATCAGAATTAGGTAAAAAAGTACCATCAGCTTCCATGTTGATGATAAAAGAAGGAGATAATTATAGGCTTATAGGTGGACCGATTGATAATAAAGTAAAAGTTCCTTACCCAGGCTTTAGTAACTCTGTTACAGTATCAACAGATAAATATAATAGCGAAACATCAGACAGAACTGTTGAAAGTCAAATTAATGACTACTATAAAAGAATAACAGGACAAAGTTACCTTCCACAATCTATTTCAAATACAGCACGAAGATTTATATATGAACCCGAATCATCTTTTGTTTCCGGCGTTGATGCTAAGTCAGATGTAAAGGATTTAAAAAGCGTTGTTTATTCTAGACAAGTTACTCCTTCGCAAATTGAATCTATCATTGAAAGTTCAAGAGCATCATCAACTGATATAGTTAAGGTTCCAATAACTGCACTATTTAACATATTAACTGGAAAAACACAGACACTTCAAGTAAAAATAGACTTAAGTTCACAAGCAAAAACAATACTAAAATTTCTTTTCAGAATACTAGAAAAACAAAATCTATTATCTACTATTTCAGGTCAACAAAAAAAGAAGTCAAGTGAAATTTATGAAAATAGAATCGATAAACTTAGAGAAAAGTTATCCGAGTCATCTTTAAATGATCTTGACTCCACCATTCTCCATAATATTCGTTTCATTTTAGATATTCTATTTTCTAATAAAACTATATTTAAATATAAGGGTATTGACTATATAATAGACTACCTAGAATGGAATAATACATTTAAACAGTTAAATAAAGTACTAGAAAACTATAAAGTTGCCTACTATATTGAATTAGAATTATTTCTCGAAAAATTAGAAAAAGGAAAACTACCAATTGACCGCGATGGAACTTTATTCTCATCATGTGCAGTAAGAGGTTCTCAGCTTAGTAATTTCTGGAAACGAAACTTCTTAGAGCAAAACTGGTCAAGAGTTGGGAAACAGATTAAAAATTCTATAAAAGTAACAAAAACTCCCTCGATTACGGATATTCTTCCCGGTTTTTTAAAAAAGGCAATGGATATTGGCTCAGGTCAAATCATGTCTCAGTTAAATGCCGGTGTAAATCAAATATCATTTGTTCAATATTGTTTTTTGGGTCAAGAACAACTGGTCGAAAATTTTAAAAATATCGACAACTCATTTGCTGGTGTTTCATGGAAAAACGAAAACTCGTGGAGTAAACGCAAAGAAATATTATTCGCTGCGATGGATAACTGCAGTTCTGATGTTTACTGTTTCCAAAATGTACAATGTTCACTTGAATCATACATAACAATTGTGTCTTCTTTATCAGATGAAGAAAAAGAAATTTTAGAAAACATAAATGACATTAAAACACAGGGTAAAAGGATAAAAATACATAGAACCGTTTTAAATCAGTTACTAGAAAAAGTAGATGACCCTCTAAATTTAATAGCTCAAATATATGAACGTTATAAAAACGAATATGTTTTTGTTTATTTCTTCGAACAGGCAAATTTTGGAGGTACATTAAGCACATTTGGTAAAAAAACAGCACTAGGTAACCTGACTATGTTTAAAAGTGAGAAGTTTGAATTAAATAATGAGACAGACATAAGAATGGCCCCCTTTATATATAAAAATAAAAGAACACTTGAAACAATTGATTCATTAGAACCACTTTATACTAATACTTCTTTTGCAACAGTTACATATTGCAAGTTTAAGGGTGGTAGATATACAAAGATGTTGCAGTTACCAGGGCTGACAGCATTACAACAGTCTCCACAAGTATCAAAGCCTTCAACTAGTTTGCCGGGTATACAAGGTTTTATTGGTTCTATTAAAGTGAATGATAATGATGATATACCTGAAGAAAATGAAACAAGAGAATCTGTTGATAAAATTAAAGACTACGATGAAGAAACAAATCCCGATATACCAAGTGATAGCCCTAGCCCTAGTCCTAGCCCTAGCCCTAGTCCCAGTCCCAGTCCCAGTCCTGCCCCAAGCAGATCCGCTATTGCACAAGGTGCACAAGGTGGAGGAGATGGTAGTGAATGGTATAATCAAGATAAGTCAGAACAAGTGGGATTTTTATCAGGATTACTTGGTAATGCGGGTATGAATAAACAATCCAAAGTTAAAGCAGAAGCAGAACCATGTAAAAAATTTATGAATCAAAATTATATTCCAGGTGGTCAAATTTTTGGAATTATAAATATAAAATTAGAAACAGCAGAAACTTTAAAACAAATTGAAGCGAAACAAGCAACACAAGTTACTCCGGTTAAACCCAGTAAACCGGCAACACCTGCTACCCCAGATACCCCTGCTACCGGAGATAAAAAAATTACCAAACAAATGTTAGAAGTTTTATTGATAGCAGCATTTGTTTCAAAGTTTAGAGCTAGGTATTACTTGTCAAGTTCAACAGACGTTAACCCATACTTTATGGCGGGTGACTTTAATTTTGATATACCATCAGACCAACCAATAGGTAAAGGTACAATAAAAGGAGTATATTTAAAAGCTCCAGCATTAGCTTTGTTGCTAACAAGAAGTAATAACATTTTTTCCCCATCCGAATACCCATCTCTTGCATACTATGCTAGTCAAATAAAAGACTTTATTTATAAAACATGTAAAATATTGACATATTTGTATGGTGGTAAAGGTAAAAATGGTCGACTTCGTTTAATCGGATACACCAATAGTCAAACATTACCCAATATGTTTGGGTATAAATATTCTTTAACCAATCCTGACAAAGTAACCAAAAGTGAGCTTATTTTTACAACCGGTAAACTACTTCTTTGTCCAAAAGAAGAAATGAATAAAATAGTTAACTCGGAGTCATCAGAGGGGTTGCCAGCTTTTCCAAATAAGTCGAACCCGTCAAATAGTGATGCAATCGGTGGTGTATTTGAACTTGATACAGAGTTTGTTAATAGAATCATACAAAAAGAAGAAAAAAATATTATCCAAGAACAGCAAAATGCACAAACTGATTCACGAGACGCAGCCAAACGAAGTATAATAGAACAAATAACTGGTAAACCTATAGGAGTATCATCTCCTCCTTCTCTTCGCCCTACCTCACCTTCAAAATCTACTGTATCGACTACATCAGAAGAAGAAGAAGAACCCGACTGGACTCTATCTAGTTCAGGAAAAACTAGTGCTGAATCTATTAAACTTATTCCTGATGCTATACCCATAACCGGAGAAGAATTGACAAAATTACAAAACTTTGACTATACGGCATCACAAGCGGATACAATAAAAGGTTCACCCTATAAAAAATCAGTATTTATATGCGAAACAGGTAAACCAGATTACAAATACTTGACAGAGTTAGAAATGAAGAATTGGAAAGATAATAAAGATAAATTATACTCAGACCATTCTCCAGTTATGTATAATATTAATAACTCAGGTACTAGTAAATGTGGTCCACAGGTTACTGCTAGTGGTGATAGTACGCTCGCTGGTGGTAGTGGTAGCGGCGAGGAAGAAGAAATGGAAGGAGGCACCATTCCAACAGAATTAAACTTAATAACATGGAATATTGCTGGTCATGGTGGACAAGGAAAGGATAAGACTACAGGAGATACATTTTATTACCATAAATTTAACGGAAAAGTTGAGGAAGAAATAGAACATTATAAGGCCAGGTTAAGTAATAATGCTCGAGCTATTACTGCTATGGTAAATAGCGGATATGACTATCTCTTAGTCCAAGAAGGACCAAACACGGCGTTAGAATTTAATTTAAATAAAGAACAACAAAAGCCTTTTAACTATAAAACACTTTTCATTAGTTCGATAAATGGTGATGATGGTGATGAAAATTTGGATGTTATACCTTCAGTAATAGAAGACAATGTTAAGTACTATGGTGAATTTTATATTGTAATTAATAAAAAAACAATAAAAACAGAAGATATAAAAAGTTTAGGACTGTTACTGGTAGGTAATAACAGCTATTTTTCTAATAGTGAAGCAGCAACAATTTTTGCAGATATAATAAGCATGTTAACGAAAAAAAATATAAAAAATTATAATGAATCTGCTATTCAAAAGGATTGTTCAAGATTATGGTTTTTTGTAAACAGTAAAAATAAACAAATAATCGCATCTGTTCACCTACAAGTAAATGAATCAAATACACCAAAGATGTACGAAAGACAGCAGCAAGTATATATACTATTAAATACTGTTGTTTCTTATTTCAGACAAAGTGCAAACTATAAGGACTTCAATATTGTTTTTAGTGGTGATTATAATATCAATATGTTACAACCATTCCCAACTGATGTTACACCTACGTTCTTAAAATGTGATAGTGTCCCAGGGCAACAAACATTCATATATACAAGTAAAAACAATGCACCTTCCTCTTTTGGTGGAGACAATGAGGGTAAATATAATCCAACAAATATAGACTTTACTTTATTTTACCCAAAACCTAATCTCAAAGTTTCAACAAATTCTAAAAAGGTAGAATTTGATATACTTAGTCCTCCCAGTTCCACAGTCTCATTGGCTGATATGCAAAGTAAAACGAAAATCGATAATATAACATTTCAAATTGAAAAGGAAATATTTAAAGCGCTACCAGTTACTCCGCCAGCGAGTAATTCACTTTATACTGATGTCTCTATTGTTAGGACATCTTATAATATGACATATGCGAATAGCGGTATAATGCCTGCGGGTTCGGCTACATTGCTTTATATTGGAGATAGTCCTTTAAATAATATAAAATATATTCATCCATCTGCGAGAACCGCAAAGCCTTCTAATGTTACTGTAAAATATATGATACAAGCATCGCCAGGAAAATCAGGTACAGGCGAATTAATTACTAGAGATACGTTGTCTAACTCGGTTATGAACTCTCTTATTCTGGCTGCAATAAATAAAGTTGAAATTATTATTTTTCCTTTTATAGGCGGTGAATTATTTTTCAGAGAGTTGGAGCGTGTAGAAAAGGAGGCAGGTCGTACACATAATAAAAATAGACACGCAGAGATGTTAATAAAGGGTGTAACAGACTTTTATAAATTTACTGTATCCAATGGTTTAACGAATACAGTTAAACAAATATATTTTTGTCCTTGGGGCGATGATGAAAGAAATGCATTAAATGACGCTAAACGTAAAGCTTCTCCTACAAATAAATATATTTATTTTGCAGTAAAAATATCAAATGGAAAAACAAATTTAATAGAAGAAACAATAAACCTTGTACATAAAGGTACACCTGTGAATGCTATCGTAAATGCTGCAAATGTAGAACTTAGTTTTGGTTCAGGTGTTTCAAGCATGTGTTATGCAGCAATAGGAAAAGATGTCAAGAAACAAAAACAGCTAGCTAAAACCAAGAATACATTTATCGATGCTTTTAAACAATATATCAAACAAAAGAATTCTGACGCTAGTACAAGCGAATCTATATCATTATTACAAGAAAAAGGAGAATTGCCAGTTATAAAATCTGTATCTAGTAAAGATTCCTCTTCCGCTTCTGTTTCGGTTCCTTCTTCCAGTTCTTCCGCTTCTGTTTCGGTTCCTTCTTCCAGTCCTTCCGCTTCTGTTTCGGTTCCTTCTTCCAGTTCTTCCGCTTCTGTTTCTATTCCTTCTTCCAGTCCTTCCGCTTCTGTTCCTATTCCTTCTTCCAGTCCTTCCGCTTCTGTTTCTATTCCTTCTTCCAGTCCTTCCGCTTCTGTTTCTTCTTCCGCAAAAAAGCCCACCATTACAGAAATAGACGGTATAATTAGTAGAGCTACCGCAGATGAATTTAAAGACGCACAAGTAAATGGTATTAAAGAGGATACCAAAATACCTGGCGGTGTAAACGACACCATCACGTATCATCAAACTGGTTCTACGTTTGAAGTTGCTTTAGATGAAATTAAAGCTGGACAAAAAAAAACACACTGGATGTGGTATATTTTTCCTTCTGATATAAAAGGATTTACACCATGTTCTACCTTTTTCAGATTAGGCCCGGTTGCTAGTAGAGATGCAATTGGTAAAAAAACGATAACAATAAAAGATTATTTAGATGACGATGTTTTAAGAGAGAACTATATTAGTATAACTGAAGCGGTATACGATAAACTAGAAGAAGTATTAGATACAGACATGGGGAGATTACCCCAAGATATTTTAAAAGATATGATGACAACATCAGAAGACCCTAAAAATCGTATTGACTATAAAAAACTTAAAAACTCTGTAAAGAATTTTTACATGCCTCTTAAAACTAAATTAAAGTCAATGTCGGATTCTGATTCTGATAGTAGTGATTTTATTAAAAAAATGAACAGGTTAAATATTATATTAAATGATATTAAAGACCCTGAATATACGGTTGATGATGAAGAAAATTTAGAAGAAGATTATTTAACGTCACTAAGAAAAGATGCTCTAGACCCTTCGCTTCACGATACTGATTCCATGCCTTCTGCGCCTCCAGCGACACCTATGGCTTCGGCGTCTACCGGTTCATCTGTATCAGCGGTATCTACCGGTTCACCTGTATTGGTAGAGTCACCTGTATCACCCATATCAGCGGTATCTACCGGTTCACCTGTATTGGTAGAGTCACCTGTATCTAGGTTAAAATTAGAAACAACAGATAAGTCACGAATTTTATCATTGGATGATATTTTAACTTTAATAATACAAAATATAGACAATAATGTCTTTATAATAAATGGAGGTAGTTTTAATCCTCCTCATAATGGTCACATTAAAATGTTTGAATCAGCATATAATACTCTGGTTGCTAAAAATTTAGAGAATCCCGAAGAAATCAAAGGCTATTATGGTATAATGGTAGTATCTACAAGAAAATATATTATGGGTAAAGGTTTAGAATACGACGAGGTATTGAGTTCGGAAGATAGAATAAAGTTATGCAAACTGGCGTGTGATACATATAAATGGGATAAAGACAGTCCATTTAACTCTAATAATATGCTAATACTAAGTGTAGCCGATAGTGATCCAAAAGCATTAATCCTACACAAAGTAATAAAAATACTTAATTCAAGTTCGGCATATGAAGGTAAGCAGAAAGAGATAGAGAAAATTAAAACCGAACGTTTGTTTTATTTATGTGGTTCTGATTTTTTTATAAAAATGTATTCTGATTCTAGTAGATATAGTATAATTTATGTACTAAGAAAATCTGAAGAAGAATCAATAAAAAGGAAGAATATAGAAGTAAAAAAATATAGTAATAAAAATTATTTGAAAATACCAATAGTAATGCCGGATTCTGATGAATATAGTTTATCGTCTAGTGTTGTAAGAGAAGATATTCAAAAGTTAGGAACTTCTTTATCGGGTGTTGATAGAACAAAATTGCAAAAGGATATTATAAAATCTATTGGTTTACCTGTGTATTGTTACTTAGGAAACTTAGAATATTTAATTCCAAATAAGTCTTATGGAAAAAATTGCGATAGTCTTGACGCGAGTGTAAGTGAAGAAATAGAATCCGTCCATGATTTTGTGATGGGTGACTATGAGGGTATTGGAGAAGATGCCGATATACTCAACGATGATGAATGGAGTGATTATCAGATTGACTTATTAGCCGGCGAACAAGATAACATACCTGAAAAGGATAGAAACATATTTATTTACATAAATACTTTTGTAATATTTGACAGACAAACTATTAAAGATGAAACTACTTTTGACAAAATTATGGATGATTTAATAAGTTGTGATACTATTAATAAAGAAAGTATAGATTTTAAAAGTATAAAGGATTTTTTAAAAATTATATATGATTCTAAAATATATTATATTCTAAACGACTTATGTTACTTCAAGCTTGAAATAGATGCAAAACACTGTTTTATACAAAATTTGCTTTCAAACGGGGAATCAAATACAAATTTATTAGCGGGTATAAACTTACTAAGTACTGACCAATTTAATGCTAATTATTTGACTGGGAAAGATGCATTATTAGAAAAAATGGTAGATGATAGAACAAAATATCTGGACTCTATAGAAGCAGGTAAATATAAAGACTACGATGGTAATACTATTAAAGAAGAAATAGTAGATGAAATATTAGGATTCTTATATGATAGTCAAAGGTATAGTTTGTATTTGTATTTAATAGATGATAAACAACCGATAGAGGGCAAACGAATATTATTGAGTTTATACTCAACTGTAATAGAAGAAAAGAATGACAAGGTTAAAGAAATAGTTGAAGATTTAAATGATGAATTGAATGCTACCATTAAAAGGAGTAAGAAAGAAACAGGACCACCTGAAATTCCGAAAAAGTTAAGGGGACCAAAGCGTGCAGATGGTTCAAAGGGGGAGAGTGGATTATTAAAAGCTGTTAATTATGTTCAACAGAGGTCTAATGGTGACGGTAACTGTTTTTATAATTCCATTGGAATGTTATCGTCCAATCATGTGATAGTTAAAGAGATGTTTGATGAGTATCAGAGCAAAAGTATAAGTGAAAAATATAAAATTCAGTTTAAAGAACAGTCAAGGGTTAGAACTGAACTTGCTGAATTTATGTTAAGAATTTACAATATAATAAAAAATGTCGATAAGGGTAGTCGACTATATAAGAATTCTTCGATTATAAAATATATAGTAGAAAATGGTGATAAAAATAATAATTTTAAATATGTTAGAACGATAAAGACACCGGTTGGTGGTAGGTATTTTGGAACAGACTCTGAAATATATTTTGCATCTTTGTATTATAGACAACCGATAGTTACGGTAACAGGAATATCTGATGTTAGCGTGTTTAATATATTTTATTGGGACCATTATGATATAAATGGTGTTGACTTTATTGACTATATTAGACCAGGTGCGATGGGTATAAATGCAATCGAAGTATTACATTTTATAGAAAACTCTAGTCAACAATTGTTGTGTGGTGTTGATGATATTTCTGTATTCTTGCTTTACTATCCTAGTTCATATTTTCTGGTAGGAGGAAGAGGACACTGGTCATATGCTGTTAATGAGAACTTATTAGTCGATAGAGGTGAAGGAGGTGGCGAAGGAATTGAAGGAGGTGGCGAAGGAGGTCATTATAAGTATAACCCAAGAGTTACTAAAAAGATTAGAAATAAGTATCATAAAAAGTCATCATCAAAGTTAACTAAAAAACACAAAAGAACTAAAAAAATGAAAAAGAGAAAAGGCAAAAAAAATACTATAAAGCATACTCGATAAATAGTGTTTGATAAAGCATACATAGTTATGTAGTTATGTGGTTATGTAGTTATGTAGTTATGTAGTTATGTAGTTATGTAGTTATTTATTATTGGTTTTTACAAATAATAAATAATAGAGCAATAAAGGAATAAATAATAGAGCAACAGGACAGTAAAAAGGTAGTTAAAAAGTTAATGATGTAATTTTTTTTTTAAGAAAGTATAAGTAAAGTAAGAAATAAATGAAACGCATAAAGAAAGTGGTAATGTATCATATGTTTGATTACATATTCTATTGATGACCAAAGCACTTGTTATTGGGGCATCTAAAAATGGACTTAAGAATGCACTCATACCCAAGTACATGAGATTTTGTTGTGGAATAGGTATATATTCAGATAATACTGAACCTACACCACAACCAATTGTCATGCTAGGTATTACAAGACCACCGGTTAACCCTGCGCCTATAGAAACATTAGTATTTACCATTCTACCCAAAACTCTATTAATAGTAAACCTATTTGTGGTGTTAAATTTACCCTCTTTTTCTAATTTTTTCAATTTGTCAAGTTCATCGTATTTTTGTTCTTTTTCTAGTTGTTTTAATTTTTCATTGTTAATGACAGCTTGAAACCCTTCATTTATGGCGGATTCACCTACACCCATTGTAAAGAATCCTAACTTTTTAACAATAAAGGCAACAAGAAACCCGAATAATATAACATATAAGTTATTAAATTTTGATGTTATAATATAGTTAAACATCACATTAATAGACCTAAAAAATCCGAATGACAAAGTTCCCATTATTACTGAAAACAAAACAATATATCCAAAATTTTCAAAATTGAATGAAAGTTTATCTATTTTTATTAAGTTGTTTTTCTCACCTACCAAATAGTAAATAAATGGAATAGCGCATACCATTACTCCAAAATTTGAAAAAAAGTTTATATCTTTATTTATTACCATGTGTTCTAGTATATAGAAAAATGTAGATATCATTGAACCATATGTAATCGTAAAACCAATTGCATATCCTAAATAAATTATTAATTCGGTATATATATCTTTTAATCCTAGTACTTTTTTAGATTTGAAGTAAAAGTACAACATTAAACATATGGAAGAGTATATGATTACACCTTCATCGCCTACAGCTGCACCAGAGGCGATAGCTAACAGAGAAAATATATAAATTGCTATATTTGATAATCCTCCAACAAAATAACTTGTTTTAGAATAAGATTTTGCATGATTATTTACACTTTCTACCATTTTTTCTATATATAGTTGAAAATATCCATCAGACAGTTCAAAATGTTTTGCCTTTGAAGCAATAAAAAACATTATTGGGACGTATATAAAAATATATTTGGAATAGTTAGTTAAATTTTGTTTAGTATTCATTTGAACCACATCGTATATATCGAAAAATGTTTTATTCATATGAACAATAATAATAATTGCAACAATGAAAAAAATAATAGTTGTAAATATTTTCATATTCATACCCATATTTTATTAACGAGTTTATATATAATATATAATAATAATAATATTATCGATAATACCTATAATAAGTCGTCTATACTATCCCCAAAAATATCCTTAAATGCTATCATCATTTGTTCTATATATGATGAATTTGTTGCTAGTGAGTTGCATACATTTTCTGAAATAGCGATTGCTAGTTCAACACGACAAAAGAATTTTGAAAACTGTAAATTCTGTGTTTTTAATATTTTATTTATTTCATATATCTCTTCTCCGCCAAAAAATTTTTTATCATTGCTTAATACGTTATTACATATTGTAGAAACTTTATTAATAAGTATATTTTTATCTCCTTCTGAAACATTAGGTTTTGACTTATCTATCTTTTCAGATAGACTCTCAGTAATAAACTTTGATAACTCAGTATGATTTTTACTAACAAGAATTTTAAAAAATAAGAAAAATACATTTTGTTCTTCTCGAGTCATTGTTCCAATAATTCCATAATCTA